GGGGGTTTGGGGGGGGGGGGAGCTGGTTTTGTGTATAATAGGATAGCGGCAAAATGGTTTGTGGCTCATGAAGTGGCCCTTGAGTTGTCACAAAGTCGAGGGGGGGGGTAGTCTGGTTGCAAAATTGTGTTGCATTTTTATGTTGACACGGTATGGGGGAGTAGCGTAGGGTTGAATTAATATTTATTCTAGGAGGAATGAATGAGGGGTCCGGCATTGTACACGATTGAGGAGATTGTAAACTGTTTACCTTTTTTTGCCACTCTACGTATTAATGGTTATTGGGTTTTAAGGCGTAATGATAATATGTGTCTGTTCAAAACCAGGGTCAAACGTGCATGGATGGTGTTTACCGGCAAAGCTGATGTGTTGGTGTGGCCCGAAGGACAATAAAAGGAGGAAGCATGGGAATGGTTATCGGGAAGGATCGGTGTGAGACTTGCAAGTATTATGTTGATGAGGACAAGGCTTTGAATATTAAACAGATGTGCAGGAGGTATCCACCTGTGTATCTGGGGATGAAGAATGGTGTTGGTTTGATGTTCGGGGGCATCACGGTGCGGCCTAATGGATGGTGCGGGGAGCATAGTCCCAAGATAACTTTGCAGTAGGGAGTGGCATTGTGTGGATCACGCGGAAGCAGTTACTTAAAATGGACAAGGAGGATCTAAAGGCCTTCTCGAAGCTTACAATGAAGAAGGATGAGACGGGTATGCGGATATGGATTTCAAGACAGCTTATACCGGAATATTTACTTAAAAAACTAAAGGAGGAGAATCATGGCGAAGAAAAGTAATGGCGTTACGGGTAGCGTAGGCATGGCGGAAGGTGGGGTTGCAACGGTTGATCGGACAATGGAGGCCCAGATCATCAAGGAACTGAAGCAACAGGTCGATGCAGTAATCAAGGCCCTGGGTCTGGTTGTGGATGATGGCGTTGCGGATCTCAGGTATTACAAGAAGAACAAGACCGCTGTTGCCCCGTTGGTTCCTGCGGAGCGGAAGGATTAAGGGGATATGAATGTCTGGACATGGATTGCGGTTTTTGGCTGTAACACTGTGGTTGTACTTGTGGGTGTTCTGCTACTGAAGCGATGGGTGCAGCGTGAGCTGGACGATCTCTTTCAAGTCCTGTTTGCTTGGGGCATGGGAGCACACGGCCTTACCCTTGAGAAGCTTCGCGACCTTGAAACAAGGATGACTATAATCGATGGGTAAGAAGGCGCCGTTCCGCACAGGGTACAATCCGGGCAAGCCGATTCCTCGCCCCAGGAAGAAAAAGAAACAAGGAGTTGTTGCCAAGGAGCCTAGTGGCCCTATGGAAACATTACCTCTTGTACCTGACGGATCGACACCGGCTACTCCTGCTCCAGCGCAGCCACCAGAGAAGAAGTCTACAATGGGTCGAAGGGGTAAGGCCCGGAAAGCTGCACGGGATGCTTACGTAGCCATCAAGGAAATCAACAAGGACATTATCAAGGTTGCGAAGGAACGGGGGATCATCGTGGAAGAAGATAACTCCAGGGATTTAGGGGATGCGCTGCGCCAGGGTTCAGGTGAGGCGTCACGCCTTCTCGCTGATCGCCGGGACGACAAAGTACTCCAGGCCATTTACACCCTGATTGAAGACAATATCGAAGCCATAGTAGCACGGGGTATAATGACGGCCCTGAGTGATCCAAGCAGTAACGGCTCCGTGATGGCTCGGTACTTCATCGATATGTACACACCGAAAGCTCCAGTCAAGGATGATTGGGCCGAGAACAACAAGGGTGGCAACTTCACCCAGATTCAGCAAGTCCTGTTTATCAAGATGATGGCCGATACCTCAGGGCTTTCCATGGACGAGCTGCAAAAGATGGTTGCAGAGAAGGCAAAGAATCTACCCAAGGTTGAAGGCGAAAAGAAGATTACCAGGATAATGAAGCAGATTGTACCGGATGAACCAGTAGACGAAGAGTAGACAAAAGGAGGAATAGTGGGCATGTATCCATACTTTCAATTTAGTGTAGACCTCGCTTCCCGTGAAGAATGCGAGGATGTCTTCAAGTCATTCGAGCGTAAAGGCATAGCGGCAGCAATCGTGTACGACGAAGACAAGCTCCTGCCGTGGTCTGTGTGGAAAGAAGGCCTCGAACACGTTGGCCGTACCAGCGCATCCAGACCATCCAGGCGAAAAAAGAACACAACAGCAAGTCAGTTCAACAAACCCAACACGATCCCTATCTACGGTGCCATCTGGCAAGACTGTCATGAATTTGCAGAGTTTATCGATGTCTGGGGCCAAGGGTTGCCGAAGGGTGGACATCCCAAGATCCTAAATGCTATACAACGTAGAGAATGCAGGAAGAAATACAAAGAACTGCATATGACCATCAAGGAACTTGCAATACATTATAACTGCAACGATTCTACGATTGCAGGATACTTGAAGGAGGCAGATCCAGAAGATGCAAGCAATGTTGTGAAGTTGAACGGGTATAAGGCGAGTAAGAAAATCAAGGCAGTAGGGTAATTCACAGACCAATTAAAGGAGGAGTTATGAATCAAGTGCACAAACCGATTATTATTGGCATAGTTATAGGGCTCCTGGGTGCAGTATCATTCGGGTTCGGTTTAGATCAGTACAAAGTCTATACCAACCCAAAGTATCATGCGGAGCAGATGGCAAAGGATATTATGAAAGACGTTGAATCCATAAACAAAGACCTCACGAAATTCCGCGAACTCAATATCGAAGCCAAGGTCTTCAATCCATCTAGTCCACTTTTTGTTGCACAGATCATCAAGGTGGCTCCTCGCAAAGCATTTACCCCCAAAGTAACAAAGTAGATAATGGAAGTCTCGTCCTATATAGACGATGAGACACGGGCAAAAGGGCAGCGGTTGGTCTATTTTCTGGCTGACCGCTTCTACCGTCCATTCAAAAACGACCCCTCCCTCTCGATGGGCGATTTTGTGGGATGGGGTCAGAGCGGCCTGGAAACTGCATATCGTAAATGGAATCCTGCCATAGCAAAGTTCACTGTCTATGCATGGTATTGGGTTCGTTACGAAATACAGTGTGGGCTTGCTCAGTGGAAAGGATATCACCGGAACTCTCCTGAGTATGCCAAATCCGCAACATTTGAAGAGTTCAATGAAGAAGCGACTTATCAGGACTTACGTACACCGGAAGAAAGCACCTACAGAGAATTGCGTCAGATTGTGCTATTGCTCCCTCAAGACCTATACTTTGTTGTAGTCTTCAGGTTCTACTATGAATTGAACAACAAGGAAATCGAAGCTATAACAGGTATATCATCCAAACAAATCTCAACCATGGTTTCTACAGCTATAGAGATGTTGAGAGAAAAATACAACATGGGGGAGCAAAAACACATTGGATCACAAAGCCCTTAGTCGATCATTTGCCCGTTCCTTTCCTCCTGGGGAGGTCGTAGCCTTGCCCACTACGCCTCCCCTTTTCCTTGCGGTGTCAAGGTGAGCACAAGAACCTTCGACCAAGCTTTCAAGGAAGTAGTTGGCATGGAAGGGGGGTTTGGTGCTGACCCGGAAGACAGGGGCAACTGGACCGGGGGCAAGATAGGCATAGGTCTTCTCAAGGGTACCAAATACGGCATCTCCGCAGCATCATACCCAAATCTTGACATTCGCAACATTTCCCTTGACCAAGCAAAAGGTATTTACTTTATCGACTTCTGGAGAGCCCTCCATTTAGACGAGGTTCCCAACGATCCAATAGCAATAGAAATATTCGATACCTCCGTCAACTGTGGTAAGGCTGCAGCAACACGTATTGTCCAGAAATCATTAAACTTCCTTGGTGATAAGCTTGCTCTTGACGGTGTTTTGGGTCCAAATACTTTGACACATATCCAGCATTGGTGCCAGAAAGATCCCGAATCGTTCCACAAAGCCCTGAATGGGTATCAGTTTGTCCATTACGCCGCGCTAGTTGAGGCCGGTGCTCCATATGGTCGCGGGTGGCTGAAGCGAATACAATCATATAGGAGGTAGCTGTAATGAGCAGCGATGAATTGATTGATGTTTTATGCCCATCCCCAGACGAGTGGAAAAAAATGGAAGCTCACGAATTTCAGTTCAGGGTAGGAAAATGCCTACACTACTTACTTGGTCGTGACAGGTACAGGCTTTACATAGCCTCATTATCGTCGTTCGTCGGCGGGGTAATCGGTGGGATCGTAGCCTATGTAGGAATGAGAGGGTTTTAACTATGAAGAAGATATATGAACTCGTCATTGTAAACTGGAAGACCACAGTAAAATTCGCTGTTCCTTTTGCAGCTTCCCTTGCAGCGAAATATGGATACCAGTTGGACGAATCAATGGTAAACGAGGCCCTGGTCTACATCTACGGGTTGCTGTTCCTGTTCAGTAGGGATGCAGCAAAGAACTAAGGAGGAAATATGAGGCTATCGGACGAAGACAAACAGGTATTCAGGGTTTTCTATCGTACTTTGGCAACGGAATCAGGAGCCACGGTCGAACAGGTAGACTTCTATAAGATGGTACTGAAGGGTAATGCGGTTTCCAGGAAGAAGTTTGCCCAGAAATATGCATCGAAGTACCTGGACAACGCTGAGTCCCTTCCGCCAATCATTAAGGCACTCCTCTTGTCCGAGGAAAAGCTCACCAGGGAAGACATCGCAGTCCTCACGGCGTCCTACATCGCGCCGAAAGTGATGTCCTGGCTCGACAAGATTCTCAAGAAGATCTTTCCGTTCCTCTACTAACATGGCCTCGGGGAAACGGTAAGTTTTATCATGGCTCAGATTGAGGACAGAGCTTGTTTTATAAACACTCTCAAGCAGGAAGCTATACCTAGAACCAAATACTCCCGACTGCTTGAGGATTTTATAGTATACAGCGCTGTTCTCGACCGCATCATCATCATCCCAAAAGGTATGGTGTGCGATGCGGAGTCGTTCTTTATCAAATCCAGTGATGAAGCTGGATGGGTACACGATTATCTGTACCGTAAAAACGCTATAACCTGGAAGCTTGGTTGTCTTACGTGGAACAACAACCTTTTTACTATAGACAATGATTTTAAGTATATGTGTAGGAACGTAAACCGTAGACTCGCTGACAAAGTATTCGAGGAAATGAGTATCGTTGATGATGTGTCCTGTGGTTTCTCCTGGGTGAAATGGCTTGCTGTGCGGATCGGTGGTCATTGGTGTTGGCATCGGTACCATGTAATGCAGGATATCAGCAAGCTTTCTTAATTCCAGCTACATATATAACATGAACCCAGACCTCTATAGGAGAAATCAATGAAGAAGATAATCCTTGCCTCGATAGGTGTGCTTGTAGCCTTCACGATAGCTTACGGTTGGAGTCCGTTTGGTGGTGGAGGTGGTGGTACAGCTAGGCTTACTTCCTTCACAAATGCCGTAGCCGGACTTACCGGCGATCCGGTAAACGTCCAGACGGCAATTGAGGCACTGAAGACCGAAATGGGCCTGCTCGAAGCTGGCGGACTTGTCGATCTCGATGATTTGCCCCTGGACGACACGGACAACAATCTGATCGACTCCGACATCTTGCAGGACATCGACCCGGATCAGCTTGTCGGCGATTCTGTAGACAATAACAAGGTGGATGCGGGAATTATCAATTTCAACAGCACCCTTGTATCAACATCGAACACTCTTGGCGTGAACCCGGACCTCTCCGTTACCTCCGTTGCAGCAACCGGAGCGGCTGGCATTGTCCTTGGCGTGGCTGGCTCCGTGCAGGGCAACATCAAGATCTACAGTAACTCCGCAGGTAATGTTTTCTACGGCTCCATTTTCGGTGCGAACTACACGGAGAATGTGGGCTTCAGGATGCCTGCCTCGATGCCTGCTGTGTCGGGCTTGTGGACCGTAGCAGCGAACGGCAATTCCACCTTTACTTCCCCCGACACGTTTCAGGCGGCAGATGCCGACCTTACATCGTGGGCAGCAATCACACCCTCGGTAAACGGCGGGTCACTCGTAGCGGCAGCCGACTACGCAACAATGAGACAACTGCTCGGCGTGAGACCGGGAACCGAGGTGCAGGAGTACAATGCCACCCTTGCAGCGGTTGCCGCTGCCACGTATGCAGGTGACGATTCTATAGCGACAGTTGGAACCATAACCGCTGGCGTGTGGCACGGAACAGTCATAGACGGTGATTACCTCAACTTCCTCAGCATCGACACTACCATCTCGGATAGGGCCGAAGAGGACTACATAGCCATTTGGGACTCGACCGGCGAGAAGATGACCAAGATGACGGTGGGCAACTTCGTCACGGGTCTGGGTGGTGCTGGTGGGTCAATGGTGCTCGACCTTGCCGACAACGGGGTGAACGAATCGACAGCCCTCGGTGAGATTGCAACGAACGGCGATACGAACGCCATTTTTACTGAACCCACAGCAGATAAGCTCTACATTGACCTTTCAAAAGATTGGCCCAAGGCCGACGTAGCCGATACAGCAAGCACCGGGGACAGCGCTACAGCCTTCTTCTCCTCTGGCACCATCGAACTTGCAAGAGGCGGGACCGGGGCAAGCCTTTCAGATCCGAACGCCGACAGCTTCATGTTCTGGGACGACTCTGATGCTGCCACGGAATACGGGACGTTCAGTTCCTCATTCTCGCTGAACAGTTCAACGAATGCGCTGTCCATCGTGGATGCTTCCACGACAGTCAAGGGTATTGCATCTTTCAATACAAACCATTTCTCAGACTCTTCCGGGGCCATATCCCTGGTCACTGACGGCATAGACGACACCCTGATCGACTGGGGAACAGGAGCAAATCAGGTATCCCTTGACGATGTCACGGACGGCTCATCCTACGAGAAGGTAGCGGCGGCAGATGTTGCTTCAGGTCATATCACTATTCTTACCGACACAGATGCTACCGGCTCTATTACTATTACTGGTTTATCGACGGCACGGGCCATTACACTCGTGGACGCGGATCAGACGTTAGCGAACCTTGCCAGCGACCAGACTTTCACGGGTAGCCTTTCGGTAGGGAATGCCGACACCGACACGCTTACCATCCGCTCCCTGCTCATCGGGGGCAATTCCAGGGCTCTCCAGATCGCGGCTTCCCTTGCGACCCCGACCTACGCGACCACAACAGACGACCTGTATGTAGCGGGTACTATAGAAGTAGCAGGAACAGTGTATGCCAACGCTTTCATTACTACAGCTACGGGCGGTGGCTTCTTCAGCTTGAACAACTTCTCTGCTGGGCGCGATGCAGTAGCAGGCCAGTATGCTCTATGGTTCGAAACCGACTCTACCGACCAGCTTAAATACTCCATTAACGGCACAGAAAAAGCTGTTGTTAATGTGCAGGATGTCCAGACCATCACGGGCGCAAAGACACTATCTGGTGCAACGGCAATTTCCAACGTGCTCACCTTGTCCAACACCACCTCGGCTTCACAGATCATAATGACTGAAGCATCAGGTGGCGGATCTGCTACAGTAACGATCCAGACTCCGAACATAGCATCTTCGTACTCCCTCACTCTGCCCACCACAGATGGAGATGCGAACCAGGCACTCCTCACAAACGGCTCTGGTGTCCTTTCCTGGGGTACGGTAACAGCAACGGCCCACGGTTCAGACACCTTTGTCCAGTTTAACGACGGTGGTACGGCCCTGGGGTCCGACAGCGGCTTCCATTACAACAAGACCACCAATGCCCTCACCTTGGGGGCTGCTGATCAAGACGGTTCCTTGGTGCTGTTTAACGAAACGGGAGCAACGGACTATGCCGTGACGATCCAGCCGGGGACCCAGACCGGTGATGCTACCCTTACTCTTCCCGGTGCGACGGCAACCCTTGCCACGCTGGGGCTCTCGGAAACCTTTAGCGGCACCAAGACATTCAGCGCGGCCCCTATACCCTCTGCTGCCACCATTGACCTTGGCACCACGGCGGCTGAGTGGCGCAACCTGTATCTGACTGACGGTGGTATCCTCTACCTTGGAGCAGACCAGGACGTTACCCTGACCCATGTTGCAGACACGGGCGTTCGGCTCAATGCGGCCATGCAGCTCCAGTTCCGCGACACGGCAATCCACATTGAGAGCGCAGATGACGGCCACTTGGACCTGACGGCTGATACGAGCATCGACCTGAATGGGGCGGTGGTCGCAACCGGAACAGTGGGCGTGGCAACATCTCTTAACCCGGATGCATCCGATGGCGCAACGCTCGGCACAACAGCCCTTGAATGGTCCGATCTTTATCTCGCAGATGGCGGCGTCATCTACGGCCAGGCAAACCAGGGCAACACCCTGACCAGTTCGGCAACTGGATGGGTGATGAATCTAGACCTGACAGTAACCGGCAACGATATAATGCTTGGCGTAGACGGTTCGGGCGGTGTTAAGATTTCCTCTGACGGTGATGGTGCAATAACCTTCTTGGGTGCTGGTGCAGGTGCAGACGAAAGCCTTACCATCAACCTTGATGATACCACTGATTCCATTGTTGTCTCTTCTGGGTCCGGTGCTACCCAGATAGATTTCTCGGCTCTAAACCTCGTAACCACGGGCGCGATTCACGGCGGAGTTGAGATCATAGCCGATGATACCAGCCTTTCAGCTGCTCAGTGTTATGGTTCGGTCAACAACACCAATGGGGCCGAAACCATCACTCTCCCCGCTGCTGTAGTCGGCATGAACGTCCTGATCTACAGCAACGATGCTACCGTGAAGAACGTGGACCCGAATGGAACCGACACCATAATCCTCACGACTGCGGCTCTGACGGCTGGCTATCAGATCAAGAGCCCGGGTGCGGCGGGTGACTTCATCGCCCTGGTCTGCATGACGGCGAACCAGTGGACATGCATGGGCAGGTCTGGAACCTGGGTAACACATGGCGCTGACTAAGGAGGCCACCATGAAGAGATCAATCCTACTTATAGCGCTCTTCGGGGTGCTCCTCTCCTCTCCTGTCTGGGCCTGGGGAGTGATGGGGGTGGCAGGGGGCAGCGCGGCGGCGGGTGGGCTCACCTGTACCACCTCGGATGATTCGGAGATTTACAGCCACACTGGTCATACCAATGAGACTTCCTATTTCAGTAGTACAAGGTACAAGGGCATCCCGTTTACCATATCAGCTACGACTAGGATCACGAGCGTTACATTGTGGCTGGCGAATGCTTCAGGTTCGGAAAAAAATACTATATGCAGAATTGAGACCATCTCTGGCGGCGTTCCCACAAATACTTTGGCAGATGTCAACGCAAGCAGGACCGTATCCATACCTGCCGCCGCCGGGACAACATATGAGTTCGCCTTTGATACCCCGTTCTCCCTATCTGCGGGAACATATGTCGTGGTCCTGAGGGGTGATGCGGAAACAGGGTCAACCGCGGGCATGGACTCGGAGGAGGGACACTTTTATTACACAACCGACTCAGGGGCCAACTGGGCGGATGATACGAATGCGAACGGTTATCTGGTGATTTATGGTTGTCAGTAGGGGGATATTACTTTTCTTCGCCATTGTTTTTCTCCCACTCAATTTATGGGCTGACGGTGACGTATACGTTTCAACTACAGGGAACGACACCACGGGAACAGGGGCCATAGGAGCCCCCCTTGCCACCATAGCCCATGCCCTTGAGCACATCACGGATGCCAATGGTGGGTGGAACATCATACTCAGGGACGGAATGTACAATGAGCATGACATAAACATAACAGCTTCTAAGACGGGAACGAGTGGAGCATGGAATACCCTGAGATCCTACCCCGGAGAATGGGCGATCATCGACGGGGAGCGAAACTGCCAGACCACCATGCACCCGGTAATTTATAATAATGGATATTATGTGACATCTGGTGATCCTACCGACTACGCACAATACTGGAAATTTGAACGTCTTGGCATAACCGGGGGCGGATTGTCAGGCGGTGGTAATATTCCTGCTTTCGGTATCTATTGGGTGCATGGCCCCATGACAGTGAGGTATTGTGAGATATACGACAATCTTTCAGACTTACATTCAGAGTGTCCGGCAGGGATTGGTGGTTCGTGCGCTAATGATTGGACGATTGAGTATAACTATGTCCACGGCAACGGAACGACAGGATCACACGGAGGGAATGACCGGCAGATAATGACCTTCACGCAGGAGGAGGGTACTTACTCAGCGCTCACATCAGGTGACATAGCGAATTGGGGAGTCAAAAACAATGTTATCCGTTATAACCTAGTTGACGCCGAGGGGCAGTCCCAGGGAATATCGACAAAGGCATCCAACCGCCTTACTCCAATGTCGGGCGGACAGAGAAGCACCACGGACTATACTTACAGAGGCAGCGGTGACAAAATCCACCATAACATAGTCACAGGAGCTATATTCGCAGGTATTTTCTGGCAAAACGATTGGGTACAAATCTATAACAACATCGTTGATATGCAAGCGGCGTCCAATTATCAGGGGGCTATAACAGTTAGGAGAACCGCATCTGAAGGGGTGGATTGCATACATCCATGCGTATATAACAACCTGACAAGAGGATCTTATGCGGGGCTTTACAATGATATGGACGGTAAATACTTTCAAGTGTTTCAGGGGTTGTGGGCAAACAACATAATTGATTCACCGTCTGAGTATGGAGATGATGACTATCCAATAACACTTTACCACAGATATGGGATTACTTGGTATTCAGATCGGGAGTGGCCTGGTGATTTCACCATTACAGGCATTACGGTTGACCGCAATTATATCTACCGTGGCTCTCAAGCATCGGGGCATGACATTTTGTTTGGTAAGTTGGCTGTGACATCAGGGTTTGACTATTCAATGTCGGTTGCTGAATTTGAAGCATACAACGGGTCGGATCATTTTATTCAGGCTACGCAGGAATCAGGATCAAATAAATTATTTGTAAATTACGCTGCTTCAACCGCAGATAAATACCGAACCATCACAGGGCATGTCATGGAAGGCACTGATACCATCGGCGCATCCGGCATAGGTGGCGATCACCCGTATCTCTCAGGCGCAACAATCCCCTCGTATATCGGGGCAACCAACCCCTCTGATGACGATTGGGTGGCCGGGGTTCTTGGGTTGGCGACATTGAGCAATTTGCAAGGCGCGACAGCCGGCAGCGATCCGTCATGGATCGAGGGCTCGACCCCGGCCCTCCAGCCGACCATGCAGGGGTGCTCGTTGCATGGAGGGGCTACACAGCAATGAGCGACGTAGACAGATTTGAATCCCTACTCGACTACAAATGGCACGATACTGCCCTTAAATTTCTCTACTCTAAGGCCAAAGTTCGTGTAATCATCACCGGGAACCAAGCCGGTAAATCCAAGACAGCCATGCTTGATCTTGCCATGCGAGAACTTGGAATCCACCCTGTAGCATCCCGCAATAGATTAGACAAGCCAGTGCGCTGTGTATCCAAGTGTCTTCCCAAGAATGATGAAGATGAAGAGAATGCACAGTACAACGAGTTTAAGATCATGTATCCCAAAGAACTCATTCTTAAAGATGTTACAGCGCGATCATCTATTCTCACGGTCAAGTCCATATCTGGCAACAAGAATCGTGTTGAGTTTCTGTCCAAAAATATGGACCTTGATGCTTTCATGTCAACACAGCGTTCAGCCCTTTATCAGGACGAAGAAATAGAGCGCATAAAGTTCACTGAGTCACTCATGCGGTTGCTTCGCGTTGGAGGAGATGTCGTTGTTACTTTGACCCCTGTGAAGGGTTTAGACTGGACATATGATGACCTCTGGATGAAGGCCCGGAAGATATACAGATCCAAGACAATTTGCGACAAGTTCAACCTTCCTCCTGTTGAAACAAACTCCAAAGGTAAGGATATTGAAATATTCTGTTGGGCCACGGATGATAACCCTGTTCTTGAAACGGAAGACGTAGACCGAATCATGGAACAGGTAGGCGCTGAAGACGATGACGATCTTGCTATGCGGCGTTACGGAGTATTCAAACAGGTCACGGGCAGGATCTACAAGAACTTCTCGCCCAACATCCATCGCATCTCGTACGACAAATACTTCGACCCTGATGAATTCAGGCGATATTGGCACTACAGGATCATTGACTATCATCCTACAAAGCCTTGGTACGTGTCCTTCATTGCCATGACCCCCCAGCATGAACACTTTGTCTGGAAGGAATTTGTTCTCAAGCACGATAACGCCACGACACGGGAACTTCGAGACAAGATGCTCCTCGAATCCCTTGTTCCTGAAGACAGCCTTCTGAATCGCAAGACTCTCATCGACCCCCTTGCTGCAGTGAAGCAACCCAATTCAGGATACAACGTAATAGACGATCTTACCCGAGGCGAAGGCTCCATGTCCCGCGTTGAAACGGCTGATACCAAGAATGCCCAAGGCCGCATGAATGTAAAGCACTGGATCAACAATTCAGTCGAATGTGGAGTTCCCTGGAACAACCAGCATAGAAAAAACGTAGATCCTCGCTTCGGACCATATCTCCCTACGCTCTGGATCTTCGATTCATGCCCAAGACACGTTGAACATTTGCAAAACTGGCGCACTAGGGACTATAAAACAGATGATGCTAAATCTTCCCACGATGATAAGAAGATCGTTCAGAAGTGGTCGGATTTTTGCCGCAACATCGAGTTTCTTGGGGCGTTAAACCCTGTGTGGTATCCAATAGAAGACGTAGAGGAAGCGAATGAACTCCCTTGGTTTAACAGAAGGAGAACCGGATAATGGCACGTAAAAAGACAGACAAGATTGAGAAGACTTCATACGACAAGATGCTTGATTTTGTTTCAGACGAGCTTTCCGTTGCGAAGCGAAACCAAGATCCGATCTTTGACAACTTTGATGATTACTACAAGATGCTTCATTGTGTCAGTCTATCCGATATGCAGGATATCCCAAGCGACTTGTTCCTACCTGAGTTTGTGGCCCGCACCCTTTCTATCATAGGAGACTTTGTTGCAAAGTATTTCTCGTCCCGTGATTACGTCGATAATTATTCCAACTCAGCCGATCCACGGGATGTCAAGGAGGCGAAAGCTTCTAAGACCCTTCTCAACACATTATTGAACACAAAAGATATGTTCTATTTTCATAAGATAGTTCGTGCCATGATGTTTGTATCGACCTGTGGGTACAGCGTAATAAAAGGCAGTTACAATCAGCAAACGAAACAGGTTAAGACGGGTTCTCATGAAGAAACGATATATCTGAAAGACGATGAAGGAAACCCTATCGACGAAGAGGGCAGTCTGTTCGAAGATGAGTTCTCTCAGACTATGGCTACAACTCAGGAAGAAGTTGACGATTATGAAGACAAAGTAATCGTTGATCGTCCTGACTTCGATGTATTCCCGAACCACGATGTGTACACCTCCTCCGAATACGCGTACTCTCTCAACTATAAGAGGTGGGTAATCTTCAGGACATACAAAACCCTTTCCGATCTTGAAGAGGATGCTGCTATCTGCGGGTACTTCAACCTCGACAAGCTTCGTGAGTATGAAAAGAAGGACACTGTTGAGGCGGCTGTTGAGCGTGGTCGTAGCAAGCACATAGTAGATTACGGTGAAGATGACGAGCCTGAGCCCGAGGGGTCCGTCAAGACATATCAAGTTTATGAGCGGTGGGGTAAGTTCCCGGTCATAGTAAAAGAACGCGACGAGAACGACAAGCCCACCAAGGTAGAACCAGGGTTTGACAAGAACGGCAAGGTAGACAAAACAGCAGAATACATTGAGTGTATCATCTCCTGGGTAGCAACAAAATCCCAGGACAATCCTCTGCTCGTTATCCGCTGCCAAGCATCGCCGTATTCCCGTAGGCCGATGTGCAGATTCCTTTGCTACATAGACAGTCTTGAAGATCGTGGATTCGGAGATGCAGAGTTTGTAAAAGGCTCTGTAATGGCTATAAACGATACTCTCAACATCTCAAACTACCGTGTTCGTCTTGCTACTACTCCAGCATTTAAATCAAAACGAGCTACGGGCATACCTCCGAAGATCAAGGTTTCTCCGCAGGGATCAATTGAACTTGAGAACCTCGATGATCTTGTTGAATTAAAAATAGAAGATAATGTCCAAGGAGCACTTCAGCAGATCGGCCTCCTGAGTAGTGGTATGGACAGAGCAATGTCTGTATCCCCTGTACGCATGGGGGCTGAAGGTGACAGACGCGAGACAGCAACAGTAGGGGCGATGATAGACCAGAACGCGAATATCCGTGCAGGGCTCAGAACCACCACTCTTGAGTTTGTAGGGTTTAGTGAGTTCTACGACATGATGCTATCCCTGGTAAACGACTTCATGCTCCCCGAAACCCTCATCAATCTCATCGGTCAAGACTTGGCATCAGCCTACAACCCAGACAGGGAAGATCACTTCATTCCGGTATCTCAGTCTCTCGAAACCGAGCAATCTAAGCGCATGAAGATGTCTACGCTCGACCAGCTTATTGGTCGCGTTGTAGCATTCCCGAACCCGAAAACTCCGATGGTTGTAAACTACCTTATGGGTATGTGGCTGGAGCTTGCAGGAGGAGACTTCAAGCACTTCAAGAGATATATGTTTGAGGAAGATCCAGAGACAAACTTGCTGTACCAGATAGTAACAGGCGGCAAAGCTCAGACAGCGGCACCGACACCCAACGGTCCAACAGAGGGTGCTCCGTCGAATGAGCAAGGGATAGCACAAGGAGGAATGGAACAGATGGTCAGAGGTATGATGGGAGGGCAATAGTGGAAGACAGGTTTAAAGGACAAGAGGAATTAAGACGGGCAATATACAAATACATTGTAAATCGTGTAGCTGACGTTATCACTTATGGCAATAAGGCTATGCCGATTTACACAGCAAGGCCATTGGAGGGATAGATGGGCATACCAAAGCTTGAAGAAGTAGGAATAGGCTATATCCTGGAGAATTATCTTCCGCAGTTTCCCAATGAGACACGGGATGCGATTGTCGCTGCGGTGATGAGGTCCAAAGTGATCCGGGATGCATTCGACAATCCAGGCGGCAAACAGATCCTCATGGGCGTAGTGAACAGAATAAACAGTAACATTATCAAGCTCATAGATGCATGTGATAAGCCTGATGGCGTAGACATTAAAGAACTTGCAAAAGATATAAGTATCTCTCGTCACATGCTGCTTGAATGGGCATCAATATACGCTACTGGAGCTATGCATATCAATGAGGCTGCAAAAGTAAAGTCTCGCAAAAAGTAAAGGAGGAATATTATGGCAGTTGATGAAAATGGCAATCCGATTGAAGATCCAAATCTTGATCCAGAGGCAGATCCAGAGCCAGAGCTTATTCCTGAGCCCGAACCGGAACCAGCACCAGATCCCCAGGCTGAACTCATCGACAAGATTGCTGCAAGGGTAACGCAGAACCTTCAGTCGTTTGATGGGCGCAAGTTCGCGCAGCTCAAGGATGAACTGGTAGATCATGTGCGATCTATTTTTCCCCAGGCTCAGACCCCGGCTACAACCCCACCTACCGTGTCTGATGATCTGGAGATCGATACTACCGAGTTCCTGAACAACCCCGGAGAAGTGTTGAATCGGGCTGTGTCAAAGATTCTTGAGAAGAAGCAGAAGAACGACAATAAGAGGTCACAGGATTTTGTGAAAGCAGCAGACTCCATCATGACTTCCGATCCGATGTTCCAGGGCGAGGAAGGCCAGAAACTTGGTATGGAAGTCGTTGAGGAAGTAGCAAAAATCCCCATCAACCCTATGCTCGATCCTGCGGTACAGGCAGAGCTTTCCATTTCCAAAGCAAAGGCAAACGTGTTGTCGCGCAGAATGTCTACGGGGAAGCCCGTTACAGCTCTAGATAAAAACAAGCCCGTTGACAAGCCCATTGGTGGAGTAGGCGGCGGGAATCCCCCGGCTAAATCTCCGTCGAAAGTCAAGGTGGCTGATGATGTTCGTGAGCGAGCCAAGCGCATGGGTATGACGGACGAGGAGATTGATGCAGGATTAGCAGAGTAACAGCTATATAAATCTCAGAAGGTTAAAGGATGAAGAGTATACCACAAGAAAAGGATCTGGTTAAGAGATGCAGGATATGCAACTTTCCTGTAGTTATCAGGAAAGGCATACCCAATAACCCTGAACATTGGGGTGCATCCAGGGGTATTACTCCTACAGGATCTTACAACTCAGAAACCACTCCGACCCCTGAAGCCTTTAATACGGAACTGTATGAGGCTGACACTATTAGTTTTTCCGCTGCCACAGCAACGGTCCCTGCAAAGATCATCGATTCAGCGAAGAAATTTGTAGGCAAACTGTTCAGGCCCGGAGAAACAATAGTCCTTTCTCATACAGAGGGATCGAACAACGGAACGTATACACTTGCCGAATTGGGTGGTGTGACTTCGGGAGAGTTGTCCCTGGCAACAGGCTACGACCTCACGACACAATCAGCCGCAATTGCCGGGACTGTTACGATCAGTGTTCGCGGGTTTAAGCCTAACGTGTCCACAGGGTGTCCTTTCTGTGGCTCGTTAAACTCACACTAAGGAGAAGCGATATGTTTGAGTATGCTGGTTCTCTTGTAGGAACTGCACCCATCGTTCGACCCTTCCTTATTTCCGAAACCTGCTACGTTGGTCAGCTTTGTTCAACGGGGCTCACGGCTCATGCTGGCGGTGCTGTTCAGATCGCTGATGCTGCCGGTGCCGCTCACGAGGACGCAACTCCCATCGTAGGCATTGTTGCTGCTGTTCGGAATCTGGAAGATGCGGGGTACAATTCTACATACAAAGGGGAAACTGCAACGTATGATACTGCCCAGGCAGACCTCGTTGCAAATGATCCCATTGGCCCGTGCGAGGTAGACGTAATTCTCTGCCTTCCCGGAATCACCCTTATTCGTGGTCCGATCTGGAATGCCACAGACGGAACTGCTATCACGGAGCTTACCGAAACAACCGGCTCCGCTGATGGTTCCACTGTTACCCATGCCAATGATACTGCTATCGACTATGCGGATTCCCTCAATGCGATTTGTTACTGTCGCAAGGGAGCAAATGCTGGTCAGTATCGTTACATCAGTGCTCCCCAGACTGGTTCACAGACCCTTCACGTGTGCTTCTCCTATGATATTGCAATAGGTGACGTATTCGTGACGGCCCCATTTGGCCCCGGCCCTGGTTGCTTGCAGATCCCTGCTGGAGCCAATTTCATCGACGCATCTGGAGCCCTGTCGGCCTACTTCGATATCTTCTGTATCGATTTGGACCTTAGCGAGAAGGGTAAGGAACGTGCTGTATTCACACTTTGCGCAAGCTGCTCGGCCTTCGGTGGCGGGATCAGCTATCTCGCAGGGTAAGGGGAGGTAGACGATGAATCCGTTACTTCAAAGAGATTTTACCCGCCTCCTCGACAAGAGGCTGAACAAGGTATACGTTGACAAATTCAAAGAACTGAAGCTCATTATCGATCAGCTCTTCAATGTCGTCAACGATAAGTCGGCCTGGTCCGAATACTATTCCGTAGGAGATATCGGTGATCCCGAACGGTTCAATGGAACCATTCAGTACCAGGGCATCACTGGTGGATACCACACCAAGATCGAGCCTGTTGAGTATGCTGGAGGTATCACGGTCCAGAGGCTCCTTCTGGAAACCGAGCAGTACGGTGTAATCAATGGACGAGTCAAAGGTCTTGCGAAGGCTGCAAACCGCAAGATGAACAAGATCGCCCATGAGCCTTTCCGGTATGCGGATTCCAGCGCATTCACTTTCATGCAGTCCGAGGAGGGTGTTGCTCTGTGCTCCGATTCGCACACCACCAAGTCTCCGAACGTATCTACTTCGGTAGGGTTTGACAACTACCAGACCCTTGTGTTCGATCCTGTCAACCTCGAAGCAATGAGGCTTGCTGGGTTGTCCCTCCGTAGCGATATCGGTGAGCGGTATGAAACCCATTTCGATACCATCATTCATCCCTCTTCCTTGGCTGAAGATGTGTACGAGATTACCAAGACCCATGCTGGACTCAACACCGAACACGGCAACGTGAACTTCCAGGAAGGGAAATGGAAAGCAATTGAGCTTCCCATGCTTGATGATTGGGATACCGCAAACTGGTTTGTAGTGGACAGTGAACTCATGAAGGAATGCCTCATCTGGCAGATTGGTACACCTCTTGAGTTTATGAACACCACAGATTTTGACACCATGATGAGGAAGTATGCAGACTATTTCCGCATCGGTTGGGGATTCACCGACTGGAGGTGGATCATGGGTTCGTTCCCGGCCTAATCAGCCACAGCGGGGGAGGTCATGCCTCCCCCTTTTAACAAGGAGAAAAGAGCATGAGTTACTACAACGCGAAACACGGTGCCTATGGCATCACTGGCCTCCCTGGTATTTCCGAGGTAAAGAAAGTCACTACTACATCGACTTCCGCTGGCCCCTATTCGTTCTGGAATAAATGGTTCAGGCCGCGCAGTGAGATGTTTGCTACTCTCATTGCTGCTGAAGCATCCCTGGTCGGTGGTCGCAACGAAGCGATCCTTCTTTCCCCGGAATCTCATTCCCTCGCTTCCATGCTTACCTGGGACAAAAGTAATAGTATGCTGGTAGGTGCATCACCCGATGACTGCATGATGAACCAGCGGTCCCGTATCAGCATGGGTGCAAACTTTGCCACTATGATGACGGTATCCGGTGACGGAAACCTGTTCAAGAACCTGTACCTCATGCACGGTCGCGGTACAGCTACCAACCTGAACTGCCTCACGGTATCAGGCGATCGTAATACATTCGTGAACTGCCACATTGCCGGTCCACAGAATACTACCGAAGCAACTGCTTCCGGTTACGACCTCATCAGGCTTACAACGGCAGAGGAAACAGTGTTCAAGCGTTGCTTCATCGGCAACATGACTATTGGTTCCACAACGGTCAACCTCATCGAGAAACAGACCGGATCTGGCGCTGTGCTGTTTGATGAGTGTATCTTCTTCATCAACTCGAATCATGCAAACAACACCATCCTCAAGCTCGATACCGGAATCCAGGCTCGCCCGATTATCTTCAGGAATTGTGTCGGTCTTGTTCCCGGAACGGCTATGACTTACGCTATTACCGGTGACTTCCTTGATGCGAACAGGAAGGTGTACCTCATCAACACAGACTTCAGTGGCGCAACGGATGTATGCTCCATCGTGAACGAGTCCCATGTTCTCTCCATGAGCGCTTCCGCATTCCGCAGCGCAGATGAAGTCAACAGTCTCGCCGTACCATATGACCATACAGCGTAACACATAACACGGGTGATTAAATGGAGGGGTGTAACAGCCCCTCCTCAAACTTACAGGAGGAAACATGGCAAATATCATCACAAGCAAGACTAAGGAACATGCGAGAAGGGGCAAAGACTTCTTTCGGGATCACGACAAAGGCTCTGTTCGTCCTGCCTTTTGTTTCCCATCGGCTATCAGCAATATGAGGGAAGAACATGATAAAATGGAAAAGCTTCTCAAAGATCCTCAGGGCGTTGAAGCTTCTCATCGACCTGTACTTGAGCAGAAAGCAGCGATGATGAGGGATCGTCTTGATTCCATCGACAAGCAGATTTCTGAGGTCCGTAAAGAGATCAAGAGTGATCCTGATTATTGGAACACAAGACGTAAAGAGCTTCAAGAGCAGATACGCGACCTTACTCCTTCCAAGTCCGACAGAAAGCTTAAGAAGGTATCTCCGTGGAAAGTCAATAAGCTGGAGAAGGGTGGAGAAGGCGGAAAGACAAAAGCTGTTAAGTTGTCTACTGGCGAAGAGTACACACTCTCTGAAGCTAAGACCGAGTTCCAGATCATCTCTCGCGCAATGGGTGAAGATTCCGACATTCGTTCCCTTGAAAAGGAGTAACACGTGAGCCTAGCGTCCTCCCTGATAACAGCAATAGGGTACAGGATGGATATCACTCCATCAGCATCTACGACCCCTACGGAAACAGAGATCATCAAGGCCATAGATGAATCGTGCAAATGGATTGCCGGTTTGTGCATGGAACTTGAGTCAGATTTGGGGAGGACGCTAGGTGTCATTCAAACGATAAAGAAGACCATCACGGGTATTACTGCTGCAAACCCACCTGTTGTATCCTCAGCGGCACATGGCCTGTCGGATGGTGATGAGATCCTGATTCGTGATGTTGTCGGCATGACCGAGGTAAACGACCTTTGGTTTAAGGTAGATGACAAGAACGCGGGAGACTTGGAGCTTCAAGATTACACAGATACCGATATTGATGGATCGGCCTATACAGCGTATTCGTCTTCAGGGTACATTTATAAAGCAAAGTATCAACCGTCCTTTTATGCTACACTTCTTTCCTGTGCCAAAGTAGGCTGGATACAGAAACAGTACGAACGCGCCCAGATTACTCTTACCACCGAAGATGACGCTATGAACTATTCTCCGACCCTCATTGCTGAACCTGAGAAGTTTTACATCGATAGTTCCAACAATGTTGTTTTCCTTCCCACTCCAAACGCTGCTCTTATTGTGCGAATACCCTACTATTCTATACCGAGTATTACTGCCTCCGGCGACACGATGCCATTCATGGGCATCTTCGATCTCATCATTATCGAAGCTGCTACTATTAGGTATCAGAACAGGGAAGAGTATGATGTAGGGATCGAGCTGAATTGGCTGAAGTTCCTCCTTGAACGAGCCCGTGCTATTATATGGGCGAGGAAGCGTTCAGGCATATCCGTAGAGAGCGTGTAATGCCCAAGGTTAAAAGCAAACACAAAGACAATGAGCTTATGCTTCAGTTCGGCCCGTTCAATAAAGGGCTTAATGAGGAGGCTCCTGCTCGATTCCTGTCTCCAAAGGAATTATCCAAGTGTGTAAATTTCAAGTATATTAATCGCAAGGTTGAAGATACTACATATTCTGGCGGGTACAGGATTGAAACAACGCTTCGTCTACGCCAGGGTGTTGAAAAGATATCCAACTCAGCTTTGCCCCTCTCTGTATCGATTCGCAATGCCACATACTACATAAACCAGGACCAGTACATAATAGCCACGGATACAAAAGTATACTACCTCGATGCAAGCTTTGATCCCGTGGAGATTGGCACAGTTGCAGCAATCCCTACGTTTACAGAGTTCAAGAGCAAGCTCTATATTCATGATGGCGGGGTACTCAAGTCCTGGGATGGCACAACATATGAAACCGTTGCAGACAGGTACGATGATGAGCTGATTGGTACAGGAGACGGAACCACTGTTACTTTTACTGGAACACTGGCCCACCCTGTAGTCCTAGAGTCCTCAATAACGATCACCTACTATGACGTAGACGGGACTGAATATACAATAACCGACGATGGCGTGTCAGGTTGGGCTGGTGATGTTTCAGCAGGGTCCATTACATATGCATCAGGAGCCTTCAGTATAACCTGTGACCATACCCCGGCAGATGATTCCACCATCACTATTTCCTACAAGAAAGCATCGGGAGCCCCAAAGTGTTACGGAGGCATTGTTCGCCAAAGCAGACTCTATTTGTTTTATGATCCAGATAATACATCACGGCTCTGGTATTCAGGCGTGAATGATGGATATGCCTGGAACAGCACCTCAGATGGTGGGTATGTAGACGCTGACCCTGATGATGGGCAGATCCTCTATGGAGCAATCAACTTCTTCTCGACCATGCTCCTTCTCAAATCTCGATCCATCAAGCGGCTCAATGGTTTCCCTGGTGATGCGGAGTTCGGTGTTGAGCCATTGTCCGGGTCCATAGGGACTACGTGTTACAGGTCGGTTATAGAAGGAATGGGTATTGTTTCTTTTTTGAATACAAATGGCTGGAGAGGCATGGATGCTTCTGATCGCTATGGTGATATCCAGGAGAGTATGACGCTTTCCAAGAATTTCCAGACTACAGTCTTGAAGTATATCAACGCTAATTCTATTGCAGAGTTCTTCCCTACAGACAACCAGTTCTGGCTTGGCCTGTACGATACCTCTGCATCTGACCAGCTCAGTTACATTTACGTTATCTCTGTCCCGGATGCCCAGGTATCCAAGTATCGGTTCAACTTCAACTGGTCTTGCTTCAAATATGTCAACGGTGAAATGCTGATAGGTTCCGATGATGGTTTACTATACCGTATGACGGAAGCCCTTGAAGACCACCAGGACGATGGTGAATCCTACGCAGGATACTCTACCGTTGCAACGGCTGATACAAATTGGGGCTTGCCATACAATAAGAAACACTGTGAATACACAAGGATAGACATTAATGGTTCAACCGGATATACAGGCAGCGTGAAGCTTTATAAGAATCACGAACTGTCACCATTCAGCACTCTTACAATATCTTCAGCAGCATCCATAGCCCTGTACAGTATTTTCGGATACGGGTCTTCATATGAAATATTCGACATGGATGCAGCAGGATTTGAAATAGCACCACCTCAAGCTTATGAGTATTCAGCCCGGACCCGATTCAACTACAATACCCTTATGGCTGAGTTTACAGGTGTTTACGGTATAGGCGGTGTAGACATTCTCGGGATCACTATGAAGTCTGATAGGCTTGGTAAGTAATGAAAGAAGTAACCAGTATTATTGATAATAGAAAAGTTCGCAGCATTACTATGACTGAGAACCTTGAAATAAGCGATGACGGGTACAGGGGAACAGTTCTTCTCCTCAACCCAAACGGTCTCGCTCGGACAATAATTCCCGTAGGTGTCACGTTTCGTATGGGATACACAGTAACTATATACAATACAGGTAATGGTGCGGAAGTAACCTTTGATCCGAACCAACTACGCTATAGTGTAGAGATAGAAAATCACAGGACTTTCATTTTTGACGGGACGTACTGGAGGTCATAATGGCGATATTCGACGTAATAGATATAACAGATGGTGGTGATACTTTTTACGAAGGGATGGTAAAGGTTCTTGCAAACTTCACTATTCTGGAAAGCGAGATCACCGATGCCAGGGATAGCCAGGCTTCGGTTCATGCCGCCATTGATCTGAAGGTTAAGGCTCCTGCTGCAAATACAGCTGATTATGTACCGCAGTGGAATGGCGCAAACAGCAAGACGTTGAAGGACGGATTTATTATTACGGCGGCTGGGAAGGCGTTACTTGATGATGCCAATGCAGCAGCTCAGTTGACTACTCTCGGAATAACTGCCGCTGGACAAGCTTTACTCGATGATGCCTCTGCTGATGCCCAGCTTACTACACTGGGGGTTACTGCCGCAGCAAAAACCATTCTTGACGATGCTAATGTTGCTGCGATATTGGTTTCTTTGGGCCTGGAGGCTATTGCAGAAGAAATAAATCTTCTTCATGACGCCACGTCTACCCCCGCAGCAAACAAGGCCGCCATTAGGGACGCCAATTCCATTGTCAAAGGTTCAGAATTAAGCATGACAGGAGAGACCAGTGCCGCCAGTGTTACTGCGTCAACATCCCTGGCTTCTTTGAATGTAAAAAACGGAGACAGGTTGTTTGTTTCTGCTACTTGCTCGATAACGACAACTACAGCGGGAGCGTTTCTTTTACGAATATATAAATCAGATGGAACAGCGACCGTAGCATTCGATCATGATTTATCGGGAATAAGTGAAGATATAGAATTAAACGATGGGACTAATGTTTTACGGATATCGGGGATAGCTAAGATTACAGGAGATGGAACCCTAACTTTAACTTCGAACGCTAACGCACCCGGAACCGTAACATACCAAAATAATCAGATATACGCATTCTTTCTAAAGAAGACCTAGAATGATAAGCGGTGGCTATATAATAACTAGGAGAACGTAATGGCTGACTGGAGAAAATAATGGGAGATCGTGATGATAATTATTCACCAGCTTTTAAGACTATTTTTAAACCGAAAACCTCGGCGAATGCCCCTGTTCAAAATACTCCATACGTTAGCCCATATACTACCCCTACTTATACAAACCCTATTTCCGAATCATATATTACAGCAAATCCGGTGACAACTCCCTCTACTACTCCTGCAACTTCGTGGAATATACCATCTGATGTATATCCTACAACAACAACGTACTCAGGGCTTCCGTTAAGCATTCAGACCCAGCTAGCTTCTTTGTTTGGTCAGGCTACTCCAGCTATAGCTGACTATCAGAAGACCCTGAAGTCTCTTGCCTCTCCTGCGTCATTCATCTCCGCATACAAGCCGGTCCAGAAGGGTATCAATGAATCGCTCATCAACTCCCTGGCGAACAAAGGAATCCTTCAGTCTCAGCAAGCCAACAACATTCTCGGGACATCGGCTCAGAACGTGACATCGCAGTACCTCCAGAAGCTCATGGAACTTGCTGGTGTCCAGGCTCAGGGTACAGCTCTGCCCCTCTCTATCGCCGATGCCATGAAGTACACATCATCCTATCAGGCAAATCCTCTTGCGCCGTATGAACTCATGGCGCAGATTCTCTTAGGGACATGAGAATAGAACGACTCTATTCTTTAAGTCTCGTTCCAGACAGACTCCTTGTTGCAAAGGGGTCTATTCCGTTAAAAACCATACGAAGTAATGCGGACATGATAGAAGGTAATCCCGATACAATACTGTTGGGTATCTATGATGAAGACGACGATAACAACATTGTTGGATTCATGTGGCTTTCTATATCCGATCTTGAAAACGCCCTTGTGACAGTATTGTTCTCCTTGGACAAGAAATATCAGTCCGTGGATGGTTTTAATATCAAGGCCATGGCAAGGGTATGTAGGGCTATAAAAGAAGATATGAAGCTGGACAAAATATACTGGACTACTACCAGACCAAGAGCGTTTGAGAAGTTGGGATTCAAGCGCAGCAGGAATGTTCTTATGGAGGCAGAGTAATGGGTGGTATAGGCGATATTTTAACCAGCCCCTTCAAGTCCAAGGGGAATAAGGGTGTAACGGCTGGAAAGGTCAACCAGATATCCCCCGAAGAGCAAGCCCTCCTGACGCTTATGATGGGTATGTACGAAAATCCAAAACTGTCTCCCGCGTATATTGCAGACCAATATCTTTCTGCAATGGGTAAGGCTGAAAGTTTCTACAATGCCTTCCCCTCATACGCGGAAAAGAAGCTCACTGAAGCAAATGCCAGCTATGCTCAAGAATTGAGTGGCATTCAGAGAACCCCAGGCACGGGTATTTCCTTCGACGGAAAACCCATTACTACGGTGTTTCCATTGAAAACAATGGCTACCCAGGCGGGGCTTGCAACAGATAAATACACCGGTGCTCACGACACTATAACCGATACCCTTGCAGCGAAAACAGCGGCCCAGGAAGCTCTCAGTAAAATAGCCGCTGACCGGTATGCAGCAACCATCACGCCTATACAATCCCTGTGGAACTCAATGTATCAGGGTAGGTTCGGTGGGTCTGTAGGCGTCACCGCGTATGAGCCGTCTTGGGCTGAGAAGTTTCTTTCTGCCGCCAGCGGAGCTGTAAGCGGTGCCGGAAAAGCCGGAGCATAAGGAGTAATCATGGGATTCTTTGAACAGGCGCTTGCAAATAAATTAGCTGCTACGGGACAGGGGCAGCTTCAACCTCCTGCTCCCATGGATATTCCTCAACCCCAAGCTGCCGTTCAACCCACTCCCCAGGTTCAAGCCCCACAGGTTGCAGCTCCACAGCCGCAGCAAGGTATCCCGCAGGACGTTGACCCTGAAGAGAAACAACAGCAACTCCTTATGACCGGCTTAGACGTATTCAGGCTCATACAACAGGGGATTAAAGATCCACAGCAAATGATCCCGCAGTTGAAGGCGATCGATGAACAGTACCCTCTCGTAAGTCTTGATGAGGTGTTCGGTATTGTTCAGGCGGTAAAAAAGTCAGCCGACTTCCTTGGTCCCGCAATGAGTGAACAGGACGAATCAGGATCAGGACTTTCCAGGCTTGGTAAATGGCTTGAAGATAACCCTACTCTCACTCGCCTGGGTATGGCTGCATTGGGAGCCAGCACCAAGGGCTCAACGGCAGAGTACGATATAGGCGGGAAATTGAGCAAAGCATGGCAAGCTCAGGATACTCTTGCCGCACAAACAGCTACGAAAAAGGAAAAGATTGCCTCCGATGAAAGACTGAAACAGGCTACTCTTCAGCAGAGACAGGAAGAGAACGCTGCTACGGAAGAGTACCGCAAAGCAAATCTTGATATAAAGAAGAATAAAACTCAGTATGTGCAGGACGAGAGTGGTAATTGGGTTCTTATGACCCCGGAGCAGAGCGGCAAGGTTAAGGGAAAAGAGCCAAAGAAGGACTATGAACTTCTTGATGTCGGTGGTCAGCTTCAGTGGGTAGAGAAGGGTTCTCCTATCCCCAAAGGCGCAAAGAAACCCAAGACCGAATCGACCGGCACTCCTCCTATTTGGAGCATCTTTTACAATTCTTCTAAAAATGCTGGTATGTCAGATATAGACATTGTTAAGGGCTTCAAGAACCTTACAACTGGCAATGCTTCTCCTCAGGAAGTCGTGAACTATCGCAAGAGCGTTCGGGAGCAGCTTGTTAATAATTTCACTGAGATAAAAGATCCTATTGCCCAGGCAAAACTCATGACGGACGAAGGTAAAGCTGAACAGCTCCAGAAGTTCATGTCCACCAGGGATAGCCTCGGTGATCCATATCTCAAGTCAGAAGACCTCAACTATGCTGAGTCCACTGTAATGACACAGCTTGGATTCCCCGCTCATATTGTCGATGATGTAAAAGTATTCCGCAAGCAGGGTGCAAAGTCAGGTGATATTATAAGGGCTGTCAAGATCTCCATGGCCCAGGACAAAGCGAATAAACTAAAGAAGAAGAAGTAACATGCCTGACGATCTCACCCCGAAGGCACCCATTCAGGAGAAACCTCCTACTATCGAGCAGATGGTGAAGCAGATGAACAACTCGTTCAAAGCTTCCGAGATGGATGCTCCTCCTATCCAGCAAGCACCGGCCAGAGTTCCCATGTTTTCGCAAGGCCCGGAACCTTCTGACGATCAGCTTATGAACACTCTTGGAATACAAATAGAGAAGCCGCCTGAACGCGCCGGTGGTACTACGTTTATGGGTAAGATATTCGATGTGCTGTCTACAGGGGAGTTTGCTTCAGCTCCTGTTGTGCGTGACTATATCCTCGGAAAGCCCTTCAATCCAAAGAACATCACCAAAGGTCTGACTCACGAAGTCAAGTATGGATATGGTGACATGACCGAGGAGATGTTTCCTGAATGGAGTCCCTGGAAGCGCAAGAGTCTTGGCTTCCTGCTTAGTATTACACTCGATCCTGTTACATGGCTTCCTGCTGGTATCTTAGCCAAGCCGTTCAAGCTCGGATACAAAGCCTTGAAGGAAACAGAGATAGGCGGCAAGATGATTGAGTCTGCCGGGAAATCCAAACTTGCCAAGGCTTTTGTTCCCGGTGCAGGACTCCCCAAGGATTACTACGAAACAAAATACTATGCCAAGAAGGGCCTTACCGCTGAACATGCGCGTATATTCCAGGACATAGAAGAGCTTGGCAAGGGCCTGAATGCTGATGATATGAAAAAACTTACATACTATCGTGAGCATCCAGACGAGATGAAGAATATTCCTATTGAACTCAAGGCCAAACTCGAAGAGATAGGCACACGGTTTGATGCCCTAGCTGACAACGCTGCAAAGGAAGGACTCATTACCCCCGAAACGGCAGCGAAATGGAAAGCGGCAGAGACTCCATATGTGCCTCACTACTACCCGGACAGGCCGGGAGGAGTCAACATTGTCAAAGGCCAGCTTCCCCCTTCCATGTTCGAGAAGATCAAGAAACCTGGGTTTGTCAAGCCACGGGTTATCAAAACAGTAGAAGATGCAAGAGTGATGTCCGGGCAATTTGATGAATTATCCAAAGTCAGCAATCTGCCCGAAGCTCAGAAGCTCATTGAAAAGTATGGGCTCGGTAAGGATGTTGCCTCTATCAAAGAAATAGGGCTCATGAAGTCTCAGGCCGCAGCTATGGCGAAGTGGTACAAGCCTGAAGAGAACGCCCTGAAAGCTCTGGCGTACAGGTCGATGGAACAGGCAAACACCATAGCCCGTGACAAGTTCATGGGTGATGTCCTTACTCAGTTCGGAGTCAAGGTAAAATCGACTACAAAAATAGTCCCTGAAGGCATGGGTTTATTCTATCCCAAGGGTGCTATCAGAATGTACGCGAAAGACGTTATACCCGCAGATAAATTAGAGAAACTCATGGAGGTCGAGGGTGATCTGATCCCGGCTGAAATGCTTGAAGACCTCGTAAAAACAATGCCGAGTATTACTACCCGTGTTCCGAAGTATATGTTACCGCAGTCCATAGCCTCCGACCTAAAAGGAGCCAATTCCTTTATGGGCGCTGACCCCGCAACACAGGGCATGTTAAGGGTGTTCGATAAGATTACGAACTACTGGAAAGGTATGGCTACTTCGGTACGCCTTCCCTTCCATCTCCGCAATATGCAGAGCAATATATTTCAATCATACCTTGCCGGGGTAAAGAACCCCAAGCGATTCACCGATGCCCTTATGGTCCAGAAGTCTTTTGTCACAAAAGGCAACGGCGTGGTCACTCTGGGAAAGAAGACATACACATATACTGAGCTGAAACGAATGATTGAGGACTTAGGCGTTCACGGCAAGGGGTGGATGGCTGGAGATATCAACAAGGCCACTACTGACGAACTTGACGCTATCCTCAAATACGGAAAACTCAGGAAGGCTACTCCCTTCTCTGTGGGCCGAATGGTTGGTACGGCATTTGAGGACAATGCTCGTATCGCAGTATTTATGGATAGCCTTGCAAAAGGCAAGTCACCCAAGGATGCATCCAGGGTAGTACGTAAATACCTCTTCGACTATACAGAACTTACAGACTTTGAGAAAGGTACAATGAAAAGGATAATACCTTTCTATTGTGTATCAGACGATACTGAGTGTTTATCAGTTAATGGGTGGAAAAAACATAATGAATTACAAATAGGTGAAATGGTTTTAACATACAACCTTAAGACAAAAACTTTAGAGTGGAAGCCGGTTCAGGGAATATTCTCTGCCCCCTATGATTACAAGATGTTCAGCTTTAAGGGTAAAAGCATTGACCTTCTTTGCACATTTGACCATAAATGCGTAACCAGTAAGGGTTTGCGCGATGCTTTTACCGTTTCTCAGGGTGATACTGTTCCCATGAAAATAGATTATTCTAAAGAAGATTTTGACATACCAGATCGCATTCTTTCTATAATTGCATGGGTTGTTACGGATGGATATTCGAGGCATCGAGGCAACAGCTTAGAAGCAATGATATATCAAAAGAAAAGTATTCACTTGGAGTCTATAAAAGAATTACTGGGCAATGATTGTACCGAGTTTATACATCCAGACACGGGAGTATCATGTCTTAGAATTATAGGAGAAACCAGAAAAGCGGTTGCCAAATACTATACAGATAAACAATCGTTATGGAATCTGTTTGTTCAGTTATCTCCTAGACAGATGAAGCTGTGTAAAAAAATAATGATGGACGCCGAGGGGTGCGGTTCATACGAGAACACTACAAGGTCTTTTGAGCATTTTGCCCAAGAAGGCAAAGATGTTTTGGATGTCTTTCAGCTTATTACAATTCTTTCTGGAACAATTTCAAACATTTCCAGTCGTGGTTTATATATAAGAAATAAACCTAAAGCCAAGTATCCAAAGCCTGAAATTGTAGACTACAACGGTGTTATATGGTGTCCTAAGACGGAAAATGAAACTTGGGTTTCTCGAAGAAATGGAAAAGTTGTAGTAACTGGAAATACTTGGATGCGAAAAAATGTTCCTCTTCAGGCCGAGAGTCTTGTGACGAATCCCCGTAAGTATCAAGGGTACGGCAAGGCGCTCAATGCCGCACGTACACCTGAAACCCCAGAAGAAGCAGCACTGAAGCCTGAATACTTCGACAAGATGATGTATATCAAGACTCCGTGGAAGTCCGAAAAGGGCAATCCTTTATATATGTCCATCGATCTCCCAGCAAACGAGTTCAATAAAGTAGCCGATACAGGGTACTACTTCGTCAATTCAATGCATCCCCTCAAGGCCATCATTGAAGTGTCGGCAAATTTCACCACGTTCCCGAAGGTACGACCCATCCAGAAGCGACCCCTTGAGATGACTGAGGCCCCCATATGGTTGGGGTATCTGCCTAGTTCTGTATTCCAGATGCTCGAACGCCGAGGTCTGGTTGGTCCTATGATTAGTGAGAAAGCGGGCGATAGAGTCCTGGGGGTTGATAAGAAGTTCCTTTATGCGCTTCATTCCACGCTTCCCTTCCTCAATGAAATGGACAAGACTATCTCAACGCCCGTACTACTCGATGATGAAATGCCGAAGTATAAAGCTTTATCATACATGACAGGTACCCAGATCCAGCCACTCGATAAGGATAAACAGTTGCTCCAGAAAGTACAGCAGCAGAAGCAGACCATACAGAATTTCAAAGAGACTGTAAAACAAAGGGGGCAGTTGCCTACCCCCCAGATGCTCAAGAAACTAAAGGCTGATTAGAAGTAGCAGAGCACTTCGATTACCGATGCAGACCCGCTCACATCATCAACGATAAGCAAGTCTATTATTGCATCCACATCGGATATCGTGAAAGATCCATACGGTGTGAGCACGAAGCCTATGTTGGTTCCTGCCGCATTGGTAGGCGTTGTACCTTCAATAGTGAACTTGGCATTTCCTGCACCCTTGTTCTGTATCACAGCACACTTGGCATTCTTTCCTGCGAATTGTCCTGTGACCGGATGCCTTATTGTCTTTGTAATCCCTGTTGCAGTATCGCCTGGGGTTATGATCTCTCTAGTCCCAGGCTTTCCTTCATACATCAGTGATAAGTTGAACATTATGCGTTCCTCCTCTTTTTTTATCTTGAGTTTTGTAGCGCCTATGCTCAATATATAGCCCTTGATAAAAATCTTTCGCAGAATAAAATTTTATTCTTGACAGTGCAGGAACCGTCTGATAGAACCGTTCACATGATGGATTGCGATGGGCATCACTACGAAACAGAGAGGTGTGTATGAGAAAGAAACTCAAAGCTTTGATCTACGAAAAGTATGGTACGCAGGAAAGCTTCTGCAAACACGTTAACGAAGAAGTCAAGTTTCCTTTGCATTACAGCAAGCTCTCCAGGTTCATTGGAGAGTACGTTATTATGACCGAAGAGGAGAAGAAGGTTATTGCGAGAGAGCTGGGCGTAAAGGAATCTAAACGGGCTATGGATGATTTGTTTAAAGGGGAAAAGGAGGAAGAGAAACATGAGTAGGGGTAAATCCAATGGCTGAGACAGACATCATCAGCATCCACAAGTCCTGTCCCATGCAGATCAAAGCCAAGGGTAAGATATGTGCTCATTACATTGATGCCTTAAACGTAGGCGAGGCCGGGTTCTGTGATTCAGAGACTCGCTTCAGGTGCGTAGAAGCCCTGAAAACATCTCAGCCTACACTGTCACATTCTGCTGCGATGGCCTGGGTGAAGTGCAAGATGTACTTCTATTACTATTACATCTTGGGCATCAGGGTGAACGACGAGTACAAGTCGGATGCCCTGAAGCGTGGGTCCGTGTGGGATGCCTTTATGAACGGCGAGGACTATAAGGTTATTGCCGACAAAGTACAGCTAGGGGCAAAGGACCGCATTGCTTTGAGCGCCCTCATTGATGCTTATACGGATCTCGAGATTATACGACCTGAGGGGCAATCCCAGGTCAAGGTATCATATCCATACTTAAACAACACGGTTGTAGGTTTTGTTGATTGGGGAATGGAGGACGGGTTTGAAGAATGGAAGATGAGTTCATCTCCAAACTATTATCTCCAGCACGAAAACATTTTCCATCAGGTCGGTACATATTTTATGTCCGTTCCGGCGTGGCAGTATGTGGACATCAAACCCGCGCAAATGCCCCAATTGCGAACGGGAGGGACGAGGGGCAAATACGTCAGTGAAACAGACGAACAGTTTTACAGGCGCATCTACGAAGACATACTGGCTCGTCCCTCCTTTTACTTTGTAGGGTACGACAGGTCGAAGCGCACCTGGGGAAAAAGATTCTACCGCAAAGAATTTGATCTGTCGTACCTTGAGAGTATGTACAAATGGATCTTTATCGAGATCCGGGAAACCCTTGACCGGGGTAGCTGGTACAGGAACGATGGCGCATGTAAGAGCCCGTTCGAGTGTGACTACCTTGACATCAAGAAGACCGGCGTAGTGAGTAGAACACAGTATCACTTTGCATCACGAAAGATAATCGAAGAGGGCGAGGGGATCAAAGAAGTAGGCGTGGAACTATAAAGGAGGACTGTAGTGGCTAAGACGGTATACATTGATGTTGATAACATAAAGGACAGGGGGGAGGCTGCGTTCATCAAGACCCTCATGGTTGCCATCAGAGTCCTTTTGAGGGAGGCGAAGCTCAGCAAGGTTGTCATCCTTCCTGAAGACTTTGACAATACATGCGGGTTCAACTTGCTCGTGGGTCCAAACAATGTGGAAGAAGGGGCAATGCAGATCAGTCTAGAAAACCAAAAGGAGGAAATTGTAGCATGAAGGTATATACAGGCGAACAGATGCTTCAATCCAAGGGAAGGATGATTCTCGAATACGGGGCAACAGCAGTAGGTAAAACAGTTACAACCTTGCTTACTGCCCCAGCGCCTATTCTCCTCATCCAGGCAGAGAACAGAAACCTTGAGCCTACCCTGCAATGTATCGAGAAGTTCAGGCCGGAGCTTCTCAACAACAAGGGTTGGTTCGACGTAGCTGTGTACGAGAACTTCATCGACACGATGGATTTCCTGAACCTTCACGAAGACGAGATCAGTCCCAAGAGAACCATCATCGTGGATTCTCTTACAGACCTCATGGCAATCAAGTTATCCCAGGAGATACAGGATGAGACATATGACGCGAAGACGGAGGAGGACAAGAAAAAGAAACAGCTCATCTCCCAGGCAAAGCTCACGCTTGAAGGGTACGGAGGCGTTGCTGCTCAGACGATTAGATTCACTGATACCATTGCTCGATACGCTCAGAATGGAAAGTACGTCATCCTGTTAGCGAGACTGGATCAAAACCCATCGTGGGGAAGGCATTATGAGTTTGCCCCGCTACTCAAGGGCAAGGAATACGGGAAAGATTTTGAGGGCATGTTTGATCTGATAGGTTACGTTACAACCAGGACGGAAGCGATAATGGATGCAGATGGGCATGATACAGGCAACGAGAAAGTATCCTTCCCTCCTGGTATATCTTTCGAGAGCCCTGACGGGTCGTTCATGGCGAAGTGGACGGGCGTGGGAGATGTAAAAAAGTTCAAGATGAATTGGGCCAGGATATTGGGAGCATCTCTGGACCCTGAACCGGGAAGCGTAGAAGAGAAAAAAGAACCTGTGGTTAAGAAGGCTAAGAAGGAGAGCAAGCCGAAGGGAGAGTAACCCACGTGGTATGGCTAGGGGGTGACTACCATTTCAGATTCAAAAACATATTGAAGTACAGGGAGTTTGATAGCTTGGAAAACATGGAAAACCATATCATTACAAACCATAACGCTATGGTAAAGGAGGGCGATACCTTCATATGCATAGGTGATTTCTGCGAGGGTGTGGACCCCAAAGAACTCTTGCCCAAGATGAATGGTCATTTCCTGTTTGTGCGCGGGAACCACGACACTCACCCGTTCTTTAAGAACATGCCTGATGGGATCTTTCTTCGGCGCAAGGGGTTCAACATCTACATAACCCATGACCCCCGCAGGGGTAGGAGCTTCAACCATATAGACCTTGTAATCTGTGGGCATGTTCATCAGCACTGGAGAATCAGGAACATCGGCAACAAAATGTACATCAATGTGGGCGTTGATGTTAATGATTTCAAACCCGTATCTTTGCCCGGAATACTGGATCACTTTAGCGTGAAGAAGTCGGATGTAAAACGGGAATTGAGGAGGTTCGTTCTTGACCACAACAGCATCAGGCATATCCTGAGAAGGGGGTAGACTATGCATTGAGGCAGCTATATAGTATAGGTGGGCAACACTTAATCTACCAACAAAACCATAACAAATTATAGGAGGATTCTGTATGGAGTTACGTAAAGACGCTAAGAACGAGGAAATGGACCTTGGGTTTAAATGTCCTCCCAAGGGTGACTACGTGTGGCAGTTCACGGAAGGTATCGACCTGCACACCAACGAGGAAAAGGGAACCAGATCCATCAAGATCCCGCTCCAGGTGATCGAGGTCATCAAGGGTGATGAGGAAGCGATTCTTGGCAAAGGAACCCTGTGGCCCGGAGTCGAATCAGCCTATGGCGAGAAGCAGTTGCTTGGTATCCTTACCATGACGGGTCTGCTTGACAGCGCTATCAAGAACTTCGGTGAGGATATCGATCCCAGCAGCGAGAAGTTTGTGAACTTCCTCAAGCTCAAGCTGCCCGGAAAGCTGGTCTGTGCATCTCACATCGTTCAGAAGAGTAAGAGTAAGAAGAATCCCGAGCAGGAGCTTGAGAACGTGAACTTCACAAAGATGTGGAAGCACGGTAAGTCTACAGCCTCTAGCAGCAAGAAAGCTGCTGGTGGTGATGACGAGTTCGTGGACTAAGGCACAACGTTAACAGATGATTCGTCTGCCCGATGCTTACATAGGTCGGGCAGATTATTCTCTGCACATAGGAGGGTGAAATGGGCTTGGTCAAAACAATCAAGGGAACGTGTGAAACTTGCTCCAAGAGGTACAGAACATCTTGCAATGTGTATAAAGAAGAGAATCGGAGGCCTAAGCCTGGCGAATGGTGTTATGGGTATAAGGCGGTTAAACAAACAATTCATCCTTTACCATCAAAAACATAGGAGATGTTATGAAATTGCGTCCTGTTGATATGGGCAAAATCATCAAGGAGCCTGGACAACTGAAGCCGTATAAAATACCACCTGGATTCACGCTTCTTGTAGATACCAGGGAGCAGCTACCCTTATTTACGGCAAAGGATCATCCTGTTGGGCTCAGGGTTATCCGTGCAACTGTTCATAACGGGGACTATACCATATTGGGGCTTGAAGATAAATTTGCCATAGAACGTAAACAAGTATCAGACTTCTTTGGGTACTGTGGCAAGGAACGAAAGCGAACAGTAGCCAAGATGGAACGGTTCAGGGAAATGATTCAGTGTGGTGGATGGGTGGGGCTCGTCATCGAAGCAACTGAAGCAGACTTACTCAGTGGATACTATCGTTCAACCCTGTCTGCCGAGGTTATCAGGATGGCCCTTGTTTCATTCGAAACACGCTATTCTGTGCACATTTATTACTCCCGGAGCAGAAGTGATATAAGTAGATACGTCCTGGATCGTGCCATAAAATACTATAGCATCTTTAAGGAGGCACAACAGAATGAAAGCTAAGAAGACAGATGATGAACTTGAACTAGTTGAGCCTTCATGGTCTACGCAGATAGCCAAGAAATTCAAGGGAGCCGTGCCTATTGTAACGGACATACCCAAGGGTAAGAGTTCGTGTTCTATCCATTACAGGTCTGACTCCGACATAATGGAGATCGCTGAGAAGATCGTATACAAACGTACGGGAAAGTTCTCCAGCCCGTCAGAGGTATTCCGTGCTGCTATGCACATAGGCATATCAATGATATGGAGCCTATATGATGAGACAGGCGAGAAGAGTCCCTTCGGCAAAGCTATGTTCGAGCGAATGCAGCAACGGGAAGAACTCGTCAATGCATCTATTGCAATTCGAGAGTTCCTCCGTGACGTAGATGCGATTTATAAAGCCGCCGAGGACGATATTATCTCATTTGATGAACGAGACACGAAGGTAAACAAGATCATTTCATCCCTTCCAACCAACTTACGAGACGTGGCTAGAGAACGGCTTAGACGCTACGAGGCAGGTGAAAAGGTCAGCCAAATTCACGACTTTAGGACTCACGGTGGGGTTCGGAAGTAGGCCACGACACAATGTTGAAAAAAAACCAGTCAATATTGTTAATACTTACGAATGCTGTAAAAAAGAAAGTGCCTCATTTCAATGATAAAGCTAATTACTATGCTTGCATTACACGGTGTAATCTTGAAAAAATATCAAGATGCACTACGCGCGCGCGAAAAGATAAAAGAATAGTTCTTTACAAGAATAAATATTTATGTTACATCTTGCTACTGTCCCAACTTGATTTTGTGAACTTTGATATTTTTTCAAGATGGGACAGTGTAAACATAGCGTAACGATTTGGGCCATAAAACTACACAAGGGAGGATGGGATGAGCATTATCGTCAAAGATGAAACCAGGGATCGGTGGATCGGGCTGTTTGGGATAAGCTTACTCGGACAGTGGGCTCTGGAGTTCGGTGGATGGAAGGAACTGATAGCCATGCTTGAGATCAGCGAAAATCCAAAGAGGCTTGAGGATGTGAAGTGGTGGATCGAGGCAAAGGACCTGGAGAACAGGGTAGGTAAGAACTGTATCACGGCAGAGAGCTATTGTCCTATATCCAGGAGCCAGAACATGACTTTTAATTGCTTTACGTTGTGTCATAAGCTGTGGCCGGATCTTGGAACATATGATCATGCCCTTTGTCCATGCACTGATGGTAAGCCTGTGGAGAAGGTGTTTCGTGGGATTATTGAGATTACCCAAGTTGCAAAGAAGATAAAGGACTCAGCAGATGCAGCCGATAGGCTTATTAAACCTCTTACTTTCGGCGAGATTCCAGGATCGTACTTTGAAGCATGTAGGTTTACAACGGCTACCGAACCAAAAAAAGAATCAATTGTGCCTGAAAAGACATATAAGCTTGGTGACTGCTTCCAGCATCCCTACAACGGAGCCACTTATGCGTTCTTGAGGACTCGCAACATTGTAGCCCTGATCTGTATCAACAACTCCAGGCGCAATATGATTAAGAGTACGAAGGTTGTTATGGACACCTGGGGCATCAAGATGGGTGACTTCGTAGCGCGGCCTGAAGAATGGACATACAGGGGCAATCTTGCTGCTATGCTTACGGAAAGAGAAGCAGCAAAGACGGCTACAGTGCCGATGAATCCATCAATTCACAAGACAGGGCAGATATTCTAATGAATCCTGCTGTCATGGGCAAAGATGCTCTCAGTGTGTGGTATGTGACGGAGCCACTGGAAGGCATGTCCAAACAGCGCATGTTCGAGGCCGTGGGGTGTATCACTCTGGCTATTCGATGCGGAATGAATATCCCACGGCTTCATGATAGGCTGGCTGAGTTGTATGCTGCACTAGGGGCTGTTCCGAAGCCGAGCAAGGGTAGGAAGGCCAAGCAGGAGAAGGTCAAGATGTATCAGATACACGGGTGCCGTGAAGAGGGCAAGCCACGGTATGACGATGACAGGAACGAAGACTAGAAGGAGGGATAGACAAATGAATACATTAACTCAATCTGATTTGAATTTCGTATTATCAAGGACACCCAAGGATATCGTGGCTCTTATGAAAAAGAATCCTGGCGCTCTGTTTGTGGCCGGTGGGTTTATACGGTCTACTATTGCAGGAGAAACTGTATCGGACATTGATCTGTTCGGCGTAACAAAAGATCAGCTCAAGTCTATCGCAAAAGATTTATGTCTTGATCGCAAAGCGAGGATGTTTGAAACCAAGAACGCGATAACAGTTCTTTCTCCTCCTCGTCACCCCGTACAGTTTATCACCCGCTGGTTGTTTGAAACCCCGGACGAACTGATTAGAAGCTTTGACTTTACTGTGTGTCAGGCTGTTATTTGGGCAGAGAAGCATAATGACGCTGTTGTTTTCAGGTCAATGATAAGCGATATGTTCTATGTTGACCTTGCCGCTCGTAGGCTCAATTACACGCGACCTAAGCGAGTCGAGGAGGCTGGTGGGTCGCTTTTGAGAGCCATTAAATTTGTGAAGAAGGGATATAGCATTCAGACTCCGTCTTTGGCTGGTCTTGTAGCGAGAGTGTGTACCAGTGTTGATTGGGATAGAATTAATTCTACTCATGAGGGTGATATGAGTCCTGAGGAGAGGGTGTCCTTTGTTATCACTGGATTACTCAGGCAGGTAGACCCTCTTACCGTTGTGGATGGTGTTGACTTCGTGGATGAGCATGAGGTTCAATAATGAAAGACAAGATAACCAGGGCAAAGGGGTCATACAGTAAGTTCGTTGATTCCGGGTTCAGGATGGGCCAGATGGAGGCCATAGAGTTTTGCTATACATCTGACAAGAAGGTGATTGTAGTGATTGCTCCCACGGGATGCCACGTTAAAGGTCAGGGCATCTTAATGTATTCTGGAGAGATTAAGAAAGTTGAAGGTTTAAAGTGTGGTGAGTTTTTAATGGGTCCAGACGGAAAACCCAGAATGGTAGAGGGGCTGATTAAGGGAGAGGGTGTAATGTATCAAGTAATCCCCAACAAGGGAGTTCCCTTTGTTGTAAACGAAGACCATATCCTTACACTTAAAAAAACTAATGTGGGGTCTTCTAATAGAAACGGAAAAATGGACGGCTCTTTTCGCGATGTAAGCGTTAAGGAATATTTGACATGGAGCAACACTCAGAAACATTTATATAAACTAGTGAGGTCGAATCCTGTAAGGTCTTTTGATGTAAATTTTAAACAGACTGTAGATCCATATTTTTTGGGCTTGCTTTTGGGGGATGGGTCTATCTGTGCTGGAAATATAAATCTAACTTCTGTTGACAAAGAGATAATCAATGATCTTCACTCCTTTGCTTCATCGTATGATTTGCAAGTGAGGAATCAAGGTGTGGGATATTATTTATCAGAAGGGAATGATGGCCACAAGAGAACTCCCTCTGGAAGATATTATAAATATGAAAACAAGTTACTAAAACAGCTTAGATGTTTGGGTGTTTATGGAAAAACGTCTAAAGATAAATTTATCCCATTGGCTTATAAAACATCTCCTTTAAAAGAAAGGCTTGAAATTCTTGCAGGGCTAATTGATACAGACGGCAGCCTCAGTAAAAACTGTTTTGATTTTATATCAAAATCTAAGCAATTGTCCGAAGACGTTGCTTTTATTTCTCGTAGTGTTGGGCTCGCTGCTTATGTAAAGCCTTGTGTAAAGGGTTGTCAGAATAATTTTAAGGGAACGTATTATAGGGTAAGTATTTCCGGTAACATAGACACAATCCCCTGTAGGCTTCCTAGGAAACAGGCTTCTCCAAGAACCCAAAAAAAAGACGTTCTTGTAACCGGGTTCACTATCACCAAGTCTCATTATGGTAAGTTTTATGGGTTCACCCTCTCAGGCAAGGATGGAAGATATTTGATGGACGACTTTACCATCACTCATAATTCGGGTAAATCGGTACTAGGCATGACCCTTGGAGCCATGTACGACAAGTTCCTGTATCTTGTATCATCGAAGCAGCTCCAGGACCAGCTATTCATAGACTTCAAGGAAGCTGAGATGATGAAAGGGCGAGCAAACTATCCATGCCTCGCTATACCCTCATATACGGCTGAGGACTGTTTCAATACTGAGGAAACACCCTGCCCCCAGAAGTATAAGTGCGTATATAGGGTACAGAAACAGAAAACCCTCAATAGTCCCAAGCAGATATTGAACTACAACTACTTCATTACCGAGGCTAATTACGTGGGCTTGTTTACGAATTATCCGCTCATAGTAGCTGATGAAGCCGATTCACTGGAGGATATACTCAGCAGCACCGTATCGCTGGACTTCAGTGTACGCATGATGAAGAACCTGGGGATACCGTTTCCTAAGTTCAAGTCGTTTACTGCAAACCATGCTATCGAGGAATGGAATGCATGGTGCGACAAGAGTACCGAGATATTGAAGGAGAAGTACGCCGATCTTGGTATTGAGCTTGAGGACGCTGTACAAGGTAGCCAGGATCATATTAGACTGGTACGTGAGCAGCAACGTGTAGGGGGGCTCATCTCCAAGGTACGCATATTCAAAACGTACATGGATGATACCTGGATTGTTGATATTATAAAGAAAGGTGATGAGGTGGTGTCCTGGAGCATGAAACCTACATGGTTGAACGGTGAGCTTACGGATAAATACTTCTTCAGGCATGGAGCAAAGTTCGTCATGATGAGCGCTACATTCCCCAACAAAGAGGTTTTGGCTGAACTGCTTGGTTTAGGATTGGGTGATATAGATGTGATTGAATTACCGTCTACGTTCCCGGTAGAGAACAGGCAAGTGATGCTGGAGTATGCAGCAGACATGAAAAGCATGAAAGGAGGGCTTGGAATCGAAGAAAACGAGATCAGGAAAGCGCAGAAAGCTATTGTCGATATTTTAGCGAAGCATCCGAACGACAAGGGGATCATCCATACAGTCAACTGGAAGCTGAATAAAGCCGTCATGGATATAGGAAGTAACAGGCTCGTAACTCACACATCGCAGGATAAGGTAGATGTGCTGGATAGGTTCATACAGAGTAAAGAACCCCTAGTGTTCGTATCCCCTTCGAGCACTAGAGGGGTAGACCTGTATGATGATCGTGCCAGGTTCACTATCATTGCCAAGGCCCCGTTCAAATCATTGGGTGATAAGCTGGTGGCAGCAAGGGTTTATAGTAAGCACGGAGTAGGGCAGTACTGGTATCAGAGCATATGCGCGCAGGAGATCGTTCAAGCTTGTGGCAGGGCTGTACGGAGTAAGGATGATTATGCTGTATCGTATATACTAGATAAACAGGCGTGTGATTTGATCGTGAATCACAGGAGGCTGTTCCCACAGTATTTTATCGAAGCTGTAGAGCTTGGATAAAGGAGGATGATATGAGCGCAGAGAAAAGGCTAAAGGTGTGGGGATGTAGGGCATATTGCCCTGCGACTTATCAGATGTGCCGACTCCTTAATGACGAGTGCGCGTATAGAAACACATCGATTGAGTACCTACGCGCTGATCTTGTGGAGGGGCTGGTGGATGCGGCGAAAGAGGCGCTGGTAAAACCTCAAGAGATACATGAAATCATGAGGCGTGAAGGTCTAAAAATCGACAACCACGATGACCCGATGCAGAAGTTGGCATTCACGATCTATACAAAGCTGGTTTCGGTTGTTTCTGGATTAGAGCATGCGCTGGCCGCGATGGAGGAGGAGGCGCTATAATGTATTACATGATAATAAAACTACGCAACGGGCTCACTATTGTAGCTCAGTCAGTCGAGGCTGAAGTTGCAGAGGAGTTTGTTAAAGAGTCTCTCAATCAGCCGTTCCCGGATCAGTACGAGATAGAGCACATCATCAAGGGTGTGGAGATCGACTATCAGCAGCTCAAGTTTACAGCCAGCGTAGAAAGGAACACAGATGACTATAGTAATAAGGGTGCTGGTGTGTCTTCCATGTTGGATGATACGAGTGTACCGGACCCACAGTTGAAACTAGATCTCTAAGTTACTTTGGGGGTATTTTAACTAAATAACACCATCGGGAGGTGATAGTGAAAGTTCTCAATATCAAGGATTTCAGTTCAAGCAATCTTCATATCACACCGAAAGAACTTATGCAGGAGTTAGCTGAGGGTCAGGATATCGATAAAGCAACCAGCGCACTGGTATTATTGCTGGATACAGACGGCAAGGAGACATATGATACTATGTACTATGCATCGAGGCTTACTACGTCACAGATGGTGGCATTGTGCATGGATCATATCAGGACAATACAGGATCATATGCGGGGGATTATAGAGTAAGGGAGGATACATGCAGCTTACGGGTAAACACAATGGTAAGTACCAGCTCGTATCGGTACTCAACTTCGGGAAATACAAAGGGCAGATACTAAGTGAGGTTGTCGATGATGATCCACGATACGTCAAGTGGTGCATGGATGAGATCGACTGGTTCAAGCTGGACTACGAGGCTAGAGCGTACCTGAATGAAGCCCTGTCGGAGTATAGTACATATGGTGATGAATCCGACGATGGACTCAGAGAGGAGGATTTCAATGCCCACCAATGATTGCTCTATATATGATCGTTGCAGTGCACCCTTGTGCCCTATGGACCAGGAGAGCATGAGGGCTGGACTATGGAAGGCTGATGAGCCGATCTGCTCCTCGCGCGCGTACTGTACTATGACTATGATACAGATACAGTATAAGATACGCAAAAAGAGTAGGGATGTTGATACTGTATATACCAGTGATATGTTGAACAGGAACATCATGGTTACACGGGCTATTACAGGGGTTGATCCTGATGTACTGCAAGAGGATTTCGAGGGAAGGGTTAAGAGGTTTATGGATAAGCGGCCTGAGATGAGCGATGAGTTTAGACAGGCGCGCAGGGATCGGATTGCGAAGACCAGGGCTTGTAAGGGGTAGGGAAGCGGGTCCAGGGGATGATATGTCCTGCTGGGCCCTTTTACTTCATTAAAACAGCCACTTCAGCACGATCATGTTATTTCCTACACAGACCAGCTCTATGCCTATTGCGCCGTTAAACAACCCATTACGCCATGCAGGAGGCAGGTAGTTTGCAGCAGCAAGCAGCAGAGCCGCAGAGATAGTACAGTGCAATACAATACGTTCCGCTGTAGGATACTTACCTAGTAATGGGTTCCTCTCGAATCCACCATCCTGGATAACATTATGTGTCGTTATCCCATCGGCTATAATTAATCCTACCAGAACTCCCGCCTTAACCTTGTCTTTTGTACTCCATGGGTACGACTTCAATTCCCAGGCTCCAGCCGTTGAAGCTGAGGTTATGACTATTATTACAATTATCGCTATTATATTTTTCATTTCGACTCCGGGACATCGTCTAACGTCAACCGCTGCTTGCAGATTGCGCATGTCACATCGGAGGGGGTCAGTTTTTCCGAATCCTCATAATACCACATCATATCGAGTTTCTTTCCGCACAAGGTATGGGTAGCGGTGGCGGCATGGACCCTCTCATATCGCTCATCACCTACCCGATACTTGCACCGTCTGACGTAATCGTATTTCATGCGCCACCTCCCGTCAGCGCGGCGATGAGGGCGCTGATGTCCCTTGGTTGCATATCGCATTCGCACTCCCCATCACCCCAGACCTTCCGACAGGCACAATGCCGGGTATGGCCCTCTTTGACAAGGGCTTCAATGGTGTCCTGGTCCTTCTTCATGCTCTCCCTGCATTCGCCGCATTCAGTGAGTGTGTCACCTTTGCCGTGCTCCATGACTTTCCCGCAGTAGGCGCACTTCATGACTCCTCCTCGATCCGCTCGAAGTGGGCGGTGATGTCGTATTTTTCATTATTAATTGATCCTACCGACCCGATTGGCTCAGCCCCATGCCACACTATGAAGCAAGCATCTGTTCCGGGAAACATTTCGACATCCATCTCCATCGTCATCCTGTACCTCCCCGGCTCCGTCGGCACGTTCGGGGTGAGCGCGCCTGGACCAAACAAGGGATGATCGCAGGAGATGTGTGGAATAAGGCAGGTCATGTCCTTATGAGCGCACCACTTACATGCTGATGGGCCTCCAGTGCTGTCTTTAGTGTGGTTCGGGGCGGGGCGGGCAGCCTTCATGTGGTCTGCTGCTTCCCGTATCCTGATCGCCCACATGCGGAAAACCTCATCGTCGGGATCGCCGTCCTGGAACGATCTCTTTTGGAGTATTTCTGCCGCGACCTTAACCAATTCACCCCATGCTTCAATCATGCTTCGCTCCCTCCTCCCCCGTCGCGTGAGCCCGGCGGGGCTACTTTGTCAGATCGACAATCCGAACCCAGAATCTTTCCCACATGAAATGCCATTGCCACCCACTGAGGGATTTTGCTTTCAGGCACCTCTCGTGGGCCGCCCGTTCCTTCCTGTCACAGAAACGCATGATCGCTTCCATCATCTCATCTCCTCCTTGCCACCACTCCGGTAGCGCGCTGGCCTGGGTCAAATGCCGCCGGACGCAGGGGCGGGGGCTGGGGCCGTGAGTAGGCAGACTGGTTGCCTCCTGTTTTTATCGCATGATAAACAAATGGGTTGGGGTGTCACGACAACATTTCCCTTTTTATCGTGCAACTTACAATTCATAACTGATTTTGATAATTCCTGCGGAAAGAAATATTTACCGCATTGCCCACAAGCTTGCTGCCTCAGTCCCGATTTATACTGCACATCGGCCCACTCATGCCACGCAAGGTAGCCCTGGGGCGGTTGGTCTCCCGACTTATACGCATCCTGTTCGATCAAGCAGATTGTCTTCATCTCTACCTCCACCTTCCCCCTCGCGGGTGTTTGTCATTTGTTTGCCGTTTGCCCCGTAAGTGCCCCGTGCTATCCGTTTCACGTATCTCTCCTTTCTCCTCTGCAAATAGGACACAAATCCCTAGCCTTTTTCCTATTCTTCAGCTTGCGTTCCAGCGTCCTATCTCCTTCCCACACTCGTACCAGTTCCCAAGCTATTCCTACTTTAGTTATCGCGCTAATTAGCTTCGATCCATTTCCTTCTCTGTGTCTCTTCATCCTCCTTTCTACATTATCAGTGTATCCTATGTAGTGTTGGGCATGGTGCAACTTATGCTCGAAGTGTATCAAGTATACAAAACCCACCTTGCCTCCTTATACCCCTGTATCTATGTAAAAAAAAACGGGGCAGCATCATGTAGTAGCAGGGAGGAATCCCAGGAATTACCATCACGATGCCACCCCCAACATTTGAGGAATTTGGGCTATCCGATACACAGAATAGCATTCCTCTGGAGTGCCTTGCAAGATTCCTACTCCTTTACTATCTTCCCATTCCTAAGCGTGAGTTCGCTGATGTGTCCTATGTAATCTGCTTCCTTAAACTCCCCGTTCACAATTGAGTTTATTTCCGCCTTTGTTACCCTAAAACGGTCTAAAACAGTGATGTATGGATCTTCGTGATTCTTTATGTACAGCGAGCTACCGTTAAGGTTCACCAGGGCAACCTGATTTTGGCCTATAGTTACAAGTATGTGAGGGTCGTAGCCACCTACCTCAAACACATCCCCCACCCTATATACTTTTTCCGGTGGAGCGGGAACCAGCTTACTCAGTGCTGATATCGCCTGGAACACATCATGCACCGGCTTACCATTGTTACACGGACAACCATTGGATTGAGACCTATCCTTTGCAATATCAGGCCATATTTTCCAACACAACGTTTTGCAATTAATGTTGTTGATTCCTGACTGTCTAGATATAGGACAAACATTCTTACCAACCTCATCAACCTGTTTCAACCACCAGTCAATATCAGCCACCCTCGCCTTATCCTGTGCAATCTCCTGTAATACCTTAACATCAACGTCCATAATTCCTCCCTTATAGTTTAGTCTTACCTGTTCGTGTTAAAAAACTGCCGGGAGCACCGAGCCAGTTCAGCAACTCCCGGCTACTGAAAGGAGATTTAGTCGTTACAGACTCTACGCCTTATCGTTCACCGTGTCAACATAAATATTTATTCACTTACCATTATTCAAATCAACCAGCTTATACTCCCCCGATTTAATCTTCTTCGCAGTCTCGCTCTTACTTTCCCCCAGGAACATATTCCTATACTTTCCCGTGGTTCGGCTATAATCCCAGTAATAATCATCTAAATACACAACCCTTTTACCATTTTCAAATGTTGTCTTCGCTATAATTGCATCATAACTCTGAAACACAGTATAGTCCTTATCAAAGATGATAAATTGGTTCGCTACCTGTCGCCCCTTTTCGTTCGTCATGTTCTTAACTTTCATACTATCTCTCCTCTGTAGTTCGCGCGAATTGCCTTCTTTACTTTAGCCGGTTCATTCAGTGTAAACTCCCCGCAATTATATTCCGTGATATACCCATACTCATACATTCCACGTTTAACTGAAACCTGAACTCTTCCCGCATCCCTCTTCCACGTTTTAACCTTCCCCGTAACCCGTACCCTCATTGCCGTACCGTCTGCGTTCTTATTAATTATGTGATATACTGTCTGGCCATGAGTCAATGCTTTAACCTGATCTACTGTCATACTATATCTCCTTATAGTTTTATTTTGTTCATCATAAAATTTTATTCATTAGCCTCTATATATATATGTGAAAGATCCATGCCAACATTTACAACCCCAGGTATATTTCAGCGTTAATATATGTATATAATTAGTGAAAATAAATTTTGCGCCTTATAGAGTAGCATGCCCCAAATCCGGTCCGATCCATTCCTCGATCCTAGAAAGCGTCAAAATTCTGCCAGTCGTCAATATTTTGACTATAGTGTCAAACTTTTGGTGCGAATCGAGATCGCACCGTCAAAATATTGACTATGCTTTCCAGTTCTCAGTGTCCGTTGTTCCCCAGTTGCCTGAATCCTTCAGGGTACCCGCATTTCTTCCTGTAGTGCCCATAGTAGCAATCCGTTGTTGATACCTGTACTATGTACCATGCATCTGTACTGTCTTGCAATCTTGCCCGTATTAACGCAATTACTATGTACTATTCTGTAGGGACGCAAAAACTCCCCTGGAATGATAACAGGGGAGTAGTTTTTAATCCTTGGTATTGAGTAGTTGTTTTACATCATATCAATCGTTCTCCTGTACAGGTTGCAGGGATTCAAGATCCGCACGGTTCATACAATCACTACAGAGAAATTCATCGGACCTGAGAAACAATTGTCTGATGCGTCCGCACCGATCGCACTCGTCATATACCTCATCAAGTGCTGTACTGGTTTTACCGGAACCCTTTGTATAGTAAAAAGGGTCTTTTGCTACAGCTTTATTGACGATAGAATATGACTCTCTTTTATAGTCATATCCGTACCATGTTTTCCCATACTCTTTTCCACCATAGCGCTTTGGACGCTTCACCTTGTGCGGATAGCTCTTGCCCTTGCTCCATTCACACAGCGCTAGTCCAAGGTTCATTGCCCGTGTGAAATGCCCCAGGTTCAAGCTTTCCCCTGTACTGTGTTCCCTGTAATACCCGATTGACAGATTCAGTGCACTCGCTTTAATGCCGTTGATTTTTAGCTCACCAATATCTGTACAAGAGCCCGTCTCAAATGCATAATGGAACCTCTTGAGCACGGGCAATACATCGTGTTTGAAAGCCTTACTACATACCTGTACCCCATTAGTATGGTCGATTGCATCACTCTTACCTCGCCGATCAAAACTCAACATAATACCCGGAGCTGGTATACTATCAACATCAAAACAGCTCGATCCAATACAGCCGATTTCCTCGTCAACACAAAACAGCACCATTACATTCGGTATTACATCAGCGATTGCCAATACTGCATAGACTCCCGCTCTATCATCAGCACCTAGATACGTTTGTCTTCCTGTAGCATCTAGGGCTATCATCCAATTATTACAGAAGTGCACGCTATCAGGAGGTGAGTTTTTAAACGTATCCATATGAGCCACTAACAATGGCGCACCGTTCCCGTTCCCCTTTATGCCGGTTATGTTCCCTTCTTTATCCTGGTTCGTACTCATGCCCATTTGCGACAGTTCATGGAGTAACCAGGGCTCTAGTTTGTTCGTTCGCGCCATATGTAGTCGCTTTAACAAATTCAGGTCCGGTTTAATCATGATCGATTTCCCCCTTTAAACACATACCAGATATTTCCTCCAGATCCTCGTCTAATGCCCATTCGCCTCTATGCTCCCCTAGGGTAATTTCCGAGATATCATCACGGCCAGATATCGCATATTCCCCGTCATGCAATTCTACAAGGTCTGAATCATTCTTGAACGCATATTCTCCATCGTGCAATTCAACAACATTGTCAGTTAACTCGTATTCCCCGGTATAAATCTGGGTTACATTGTCCTCGCTCGTATATTGCCCGGTACGCTCAATAAACACTGCTTCATCCTCAAGTATATACTCTCCTGATACGGTGTCATATCGTACACAATCCCCGCAATATGGCTCATCTCCTATCATGTATGCATCATCACTATTTCTAATCCTGCGACCACAATTAGAGCATTTCACATTGGAAAAGTACGCTTCACCATCTGTACTTTGCAGATAGTAATATGATCCGCTAGGCTCGAAATTACACAATGTCCCAGACTCATCATTTACGAGGTAGCAAAACGAGTCAAGGTACGGCCAGTGTTCAAAATCGAAGTGTTTTATCGTTATTTCGATATCTCCCGCCTCTCCTGCGTAGCAGTTCACGAGCCCCTGTTTTTTGCACTTTTCCCGTAGTGTATCCTCGGTCAAATTATCGATTGCATATATCCGATCATAATACTTCCCATCCCATACCAAACACCGTGCTGCAACCTTCCCTTCCTCCTTCAGCACGGCCAGTTTGATCTTATCGGGGTTCCTAACATATACATCAAAATACCCTTGGCAAGAGACATACCGCATACAACTTGACCCTAAATTTCCCCGCTCACTTACATAATTATCGTGATAGTATGCATCCCTGATTTCCTCACCTTTGAGCATTTCAAACTGGTACATATCAGTATTTCCGGTGTGTTTATCCCATACTCTTACCAGTTTAGCTATTTCATCTGCTGGCAGCTCTTTACCATAAGCGCATAAGTGCAGTTTCCGTACAACCCTGCCCACGTTGGATCTAATCCTAATGGTTGTACTCCAGGGGCTCAGTTCATTATCGGTTGCAATACTTTCCTGCACTCGTTTAATTCTATTACCGTCAAGAAAACTCCATTGCCTTGGATTCTCTTCGCTGCAGCCAATATAGTTAATATACCCAGGTGCGCCTGTCTTGACTGCGCTCGGTAAGCGGAACCCCGTTGCATACATGAAATTCTGTATATCGTGTGAATAATGAACCTTGATTTCCTTGATTTCCTGCTCCTCGACCGGCTCTTGATTCTGTACTACTTCAAATTCTGGCATTACCTTCTCCTTTCATTTAGTATTATTGTTTAGTGTTTGTTATGGTTTATATTCCCCGATAATGTCACTTTCCCTAATAACCATCATTCCAGAGCCTATTGTGGGCTCAACAGTATAGAGTGTATATTTCTTATCATAACAACATGTTTCAATATCCTGTATAACCATTGGTATAGTTATACTATTATCAAGTATTTTCCATTTGATCTTTAACACCACGACTAATACAATATCTCCTATGTTGTACCTTGTTTTATTTGGCATACTCTTCCCTTTTCAATGGTTAGTGTTATTATGCAGTAACCCTAATACATTACACCTTGCCTTAATGTGCCCATAACAGCCAATCCGATTGACTACCATTGATTCAACATCAGCCTTTTCCGAATCTGTAACCCCTGCCACAATATCATTCAACCACAACAATTCATGCCATGCGGCGCGTGCCTGATCGTCATTCCCCTTTTCAACCCTACGAAGCAATGCCATTGTGTACCCTGCTACAAAGTGTAGCAACCTGCGTATTTCGTCACCATTCACAGTATCACCTCTCCTGTCTGTACTGTCTAATCGCGCCTATTATCAACATTATCGTGATGATTATTCCCGGCCATATCGATTCAAGTACCTGATATACATTCACCATTATTATTTCCCCCGGTTCATCCTTTGTCTGTTTTGCATTAACCGTTTACACTTCCCCGATACCTCTTGAGCTATAACCACAGCTCGGTCGTGCTCAACCCCATTCTGCATAGTCTCTTTCAAGTATGCATACTTTAACCATGTGTTAGTTGTTGCCTGCACCATACTATCTGACAAGTGCTTCATATCTTTTCCTCCTTGTCCATTAATCATGATACCGTCTATTATAGTAATCGGCGCGAGTATGTCAAGCCTTTACATTTATATTACATAAAATATTATTATCTATATATTTAACCAGTTAGCTATTTATCTTTGCAATCTAACGTCTTAGCTACAAGGTAATACAAAGTAATACCCAGTAAGAGCCTAGAGTATCAGGTATTTACTAGTAGTCTGCTAGTAGTTAATACTAGTGAAATGACAGGTATATCCCATAGACGCGCGCTATTCCACGTTCTACGGTACTAGTACTGTACTAGTAGTGCTGTTATAGTGGCTCGTTACCTTACTTTACTGATGTTACTGTATATAGTAACACTGATATAATAACTCAGGCCCACACTTTACTGATGTTACTACATATAGTAACAGCCTATTCCCACGCTTTGCCGTACATGGTAGTTGGCATTTTGACGCTTTAGATCCTGTTGGGTACGCATCCATTAATTATAGCATAGGTATCGATCCTTGCAGCTCCAGGACTACCTAACTTATTATAATTATTACGATTATGCCCTACATATAGACCAGGGGAGGCACCAGACACGCCCTAAGTGTCGAGAATTACTGACTCCGCCCCACACACCAAGGGGTTATTGGATCAAGATTACACTGTGGCAAGGTGGGACTGTGGCACAGATAGTAGGGGGGATGGGGGGGGG